CTATTCCGCTTGGAGGAACGTTTCGAACTCTGCCAATAGCCCAACGTTTTTAACGCGATTTTCACGTGCTTTTACTGTCCATGCGGCTTGACGGAAGCTAGCGTATAGGTAGTCGTCAAAGCGTCTAATTTTCTGCTGTTTTCGTTTGAGAATCGCTGCGTGCCACGCTTCAACGAATGGTTCCGGATGTTCTTCGAGTATCAGCGTCGGATCTACGCTTGCCTTAGCCCGCAATAAGATGCCGTAGTATTTATAAATTTCGTCTGCTTCGAAGTAGCGCGCCATTGCGGAGTAGATTTCGCTTGGTAACGCGTTTTTAAGACCGCAGGCCGGCACCGTATCTATTACGTGATTTTTTGAAGGATTAATAGAATGCGATGGTTCATTCGTAATTTTAGGCGCTTCATCCGTTGGATCTGTTGGCTTTTCGGCATCCCCACGCGTGGTCATTGTCGACTGGTCAACCGGGAGAATGACGATGATATTGGCGCCGTGGCCTCCGTTTATTTTCCGTGTTGTCGCGATCTTTTGAATGATCGAAAGTGATGCGAGTTTGTTGACGACACGGCGCGCAGTCTTGACGGACTTTCCGATGAGGTCCGCGAGTGTTTCCGCTTTGAGATGCGCAGCGCCGGCGAATTTGACCGCATAGCGAGCGATCGTTTTTAGCGTCAGCCGGTCCGTGTCGTTTAATTCGTATGTATTGCGCTTGATGTGTTCGTAGACTGCCGTGTTGAGTTCGGCCGTCGAGTCGAACGTTTGATGTTCCGCTAAGTAATGCATCTTTATCACTCCATAACGAGATGTCGTTATCACGAGTATAAATAACTCCATCACACTATGTCAACATTTTTATTTACTCGATGTGCATATATCGTTATAATAGGATTAATATCAAAAGGAGGCGATATGGTTTGCAACTTTACGTTAAACTTGACGAAATCCTACGAGAGCGTGGGTGGAGTGGAAAAGTATTAGCAGAGAATTCAGGAGTGAGCGAAAACAGGATAAGCGAAATTAGGGGGAATCAACGAACTACAATTAATCGTGAACACATCGCTAAGATTATGAAAGCGCTGGATATCACAGACATGAATGAACTATTCGAGATTCGCGAGGGGGAATAGTAATGATTAAAGGGGAATCTGTTTTCAAGGGAGAAGTTGATGTAAAACACCTATTTAAACAAGGGGAAGACGGTGATGTGATGGCTGTTGTCTTCTCTGGATTCAGCACAGAAGGAAAGCCGCCTCTATATAACTACATACGAACGTTAGAAGGATTTACCTGTAGCACTTTGTTTATTTTAGATGATTTCGGTTGCCGCGGCAGTTACTATCTATGTAAACAAAGAGACTTTTCAATTGAGCGATCAGTAATTTCACTTATCAATAAAATAGCTGAAGAAAAGGGAATAAAAAAGATTATTTCATGCGGGTCAAGTAAAGGCGGCTATGCTTCTTTGTATTATGCCATCAAATACGGATTTGATGCGGCAATATGCGGGTCTCCGCAGTATTATTTAGGAGATTACCTTATTAGTACAAAAAACCAGTCTATGAATGAGGTCGCAAAATTTATGTCCGGCGGATGTTTTCAAAATGATAAACTATTTTTAAACAGTATCCTCCGAGATGTTATACTCAATTCCCAAAATAAACCCGAACTTTACATCCATTTAGGTGAGGGCGAAATACATTATACTCATCACGTTAAACCAATGATTGAAGATCTTAAATCCTCTGGAAGAGAGTACAAGTTGGATTTAGGTCCTTATAGCTCCCATGCAGAAGTCGCAAAGTTTTTCCCTGAGTTCCTAAGAAAAAATATATCCAGGAAACTTAATAGCCCCTATGTTATATTTGAAGAGCAAGCAAAATCAGATATATATAAGGGAGCCTCCTGCTTATTCCAAGTCAACAAGGATCGCGAAGGGGATTTATATGCGTGGTATATTTATAAAGACGGAGAAATAATAGAGCGAAGAATGTATGAAGAGTCCCCAGAAACGTTAGTGAATTTTCATGATACTGGTGAATATATGGTTAAGGCTTTTGTCCGCAATAAGCACAAACGAAAAACATCATTAAAAAGTAGTTCTTTCCAGGTAAAAGAAGCCCCATCCGGTTAAGGACGGGGTTTTACTAACTCGCCTTATTCTTTTTGTTCGGTTTCACCCAATCAACCGCGATATTTTGTCTACAACGTTTGCAACTATCGTTTATTTTTCCAGTCGTAACGAAATTTCTATCAAAACCACAATTAGGGCAGGTATACTTGGCGCCACCTAATGCCACCGCGAAAAAAGGGAGGCTAAATAGTGCAAGACCGAATCCAGGTAGTATTCCGATAATCGTAATTACTAAAATTGCCGAAATTAACATAAGAAAAATACCGATAAATAAACTGGTTATTCTCATAAGTCCAAAACGCTTTTTTGCTACAGTGACGGTTTTAAACTCCAAAATAAATCCCCCAATCTTTATCGTTAGTAAAATTATACTCTATCGGAAGTCCTTACCGCAATCTCATTATGTAACACGAGCACCTACGCTTTTATACGTAGGCGCCCGCCAAAAGTTCCGCTTACTTAGTAGTTCCTTCACGTTTCACACCGATCTCGAAAAGACCAGTCGCAGCGAGGCCCGCAAAGCCGCCGGCCCACAGCCGCAATATAAGTTCGAGGTCCGTAAACGGATATGCTACCGCTCCGAGTACGATCCCCAAAGCGAAGCTTACCGCCGGTACGATGTTGGTCGGCATGTTGACCGTTTTCTTAACGAGTTGAACTAGNCCGCTCCGAGTACGATCCCCAAAGCGAAGCTTACCGCCGGTACGATGTTGGTCGGCATGTTGACCGTTTTCTTAACGAGTTGAACTAGCGCCGTAAGGATAGGCGCCAATACAGTCGCGAACAATAGTACTTCTTCCATTTATATCGTCTCCCTTTTCGATTAGTTTACGGAATAGCCTTCTTTTTTCAACGCCGCAGCAAGTTTCGCTTTCGTTTTCGGTCCATAGATTCCATCGGCTGCGAGTCCGTGCATCAACTGGAACCGTTTGACTGCGTCTTTCGTCTTCGGTCCGTAATAGCCGTCGATTCCGTTATTCTTTGCGCCTTTGTCCGGATAGAAATAAACAGCCGCGCAAGCCTCCTGAATCTGACGGACGGCAGTTCCGTGCATCATCGGTTTTTTGTATTTGTAAATTCCACCCGGCAGCGTGAACGTCTTTTTAGACGATCCAGATTTTTTCGGACCTGAAGACGCAGGTTTTGACACCGATTTTTTACCGAAAGTGTCCGTTCCATATCCTTTGTAGTTGAATTGAAGATGCGGCTTATCTACGAATCCTTTCCAGTCTCCGCCCCATTCAAAGCCGAGCTTCTTCGCGTAAGCAACTGCTTTTTTGACGTCCCCAGATCCGTACCCGTTCCACAACGTCTTCTTACCGTCAACCGGTACAAAGTCAAGCGCCTGGCCTACGAGGTGATACGACTTCATCGTCTGTGACGCACCTTTTGCTACATTCTCCCGTTGTTGCGCTTCCGTCCTGATAGTTTCGTAGATCAACAGATCGATCTTATTGGCGATCAGATAGTCGTACCACTTGAGCGCAGCCGCTTTCGTGTTATCGGCCAACTTCGCGATATTCTCCCTGTTCCGTGAATCATACGTAGGTTTCCATGCCATGCAATCGTCTCCCTTTTTGTTAATTTTGCGTATATAAAAAACCCGCCGGACTCTCACCGAACGGGCTCATAAAAATAGCGCAATTCCCGAGATCGTCAATCCAACGATCGTGAGAATTACGCCCCATAACCATTTCGTATTTGCTTTCATATCAGAGATATCCGCTTGGCTCTCTTTCGCGAGTATCAACGCCTCGTCGGCCTTTTCATACGCTCGATCTGCCGTATGTTTTACTTCGTTGAAATAATCGACCTTCGTATCGATACGCACAAGCCATTCGCGAATGTCGGCTATCTTATCGTTTAATTCGTTGTTCGATGGTTCGCCCAATGATTACGCCTCCTATCCGTTTAACCATGCGCGAGTTGTTCTGATCATCGTGGATCGTCCAGACCATCCTGACTTAAATTTCAGGTAAAAGTTTCGAGCTTTATACGTAGGAATACCGAGATCGACGTTTATCTGCGCAAAGTTTGTTTTATCTTTCACAGTGGGGATTACCACTTCGGCGACTATTTTATCCAGCCCATCAGATACATCAAACTCTTCAAGTCTAACGTAAGTATTAAGGGTGGGATCTGTTTCCGAGTAATGCAGGATAGCTCCAACGTTTATATTTAAAAACCGAGCATCATGCGAAATATATAGAACCTCCGCGTTCGTGTATGATGTGGAAGATGTCCTGTAATAACCCCCCGTATATTCAACATCTGTCGTGTTAAAAAAGGGCTTTTCTTGGATCGCTAAGTTAAAAGCGAACTTTCCGTTATTAACAAGGACCGCGCCGTCCGGCCTCTCGATCGATACGGCGCCTTTCGCAACGTATAAGCCACGCGAATCTAACCGAACAAACTTATTACGATCCGCCTCGTTTATCGCGATCAAGTAGTTTCCGTCCCAATAAAAAAGATCACCGTTACCGATGATCTGAATATTGTTCGTTTTTATTTGTCCGGCTGTCAAAACGCTTGTGACGACGCCGTCAGCGGTGATCGCTTCTTTAAACGTCTTGCCTCCGTCAGTCGTTACGCCTAATCCGCTCGACCTCAGCGCAACGAAACGGTTTGGGTCGTTTGGATCTCGCGCGATAATTCCCATGCCTTCCGGATATTCAAGTTGCGTTAACGAGTTATTAAGCGCCTCGGTTGCGCGCTGCACCGCTTCATCATACACGTTGTAGCGAAGCTTTCCGGAATTCCCATCGTATATCTTGTCGAGCAACTGTTTCGAATACGAAATAACGGACTTTGCGAACGTTTTTAACGTCGAAGCAAGCGTAATCCTCGGCGCCTTATTCGATTCCGGGTATTCTTCTATCTCCATTACGCGAAGATTCAGCTTTATGTCTAGCGGCTCGTAGATCGTCGGAACAGTATCGCCTAGACCCGGTTTAGCTACCGTATAGCCTGCGTTTTTCAATTCGACGAAATCAAGTTCGATCGTAATTTCCGGCTTATCCTGGAGCTTCGCTTTTAAATAACGCTCCAAAGTCGCTTTATGCGTGATCGTCTCGTTCGTATAAATCGGCGCGTGGCGAATTCCGTAAAGTCCAGCAAGAGGCGACGTATACTCCGCTGTGACCATCGGATTACCTTCGTTGTCCTTTTTCCCCTCTCCGCGAATATACGTTGATAGATTCGAGCTGTCGACCGTTTTCCTAAATGTTTTGACGTTGTGGTTATATCGGAATTGAAAATCGGGTGAGCTTCCGATCTGTTTCCTAATACGTACATCTCGCCCAACAATTTCGTACTCAGCTTCGAACCTATCAAGAGCGTGTGTGAATAACGAAATGCAGTTGTCGTTTCCGAAATTCTCGAACTCTGCCGTGTCGAATGAATCGATAACGCTAAACGTCCAACCCGTGTCGCGAAAGATAAAATCGAGAATAACATTGATTGATTTAACGCCATCCTTTAGCGTGTCGTATCGAAATTCGTCAATGAGATCGAAGAAAACATGCGGAGCCGTTACGGTTTTAACCGGTGTGACTCCGACTAGTTGATCCACGCACTGCTTAATTCGATAGTCAATTCCGTTGTATGTTATGACGGATTCCTCTTCGACAAGATCGAAAGCATGTGCGTTATGATCTGTTTTCGGCAATAAAAAAGACAGTGAAATATCGCCGTTCACTGTCCGTTTTATCGCTAGGTTTGTATAGCCGGTCAGCACTTCGGAAGACCCGGTTATATTCTTTATCTTCATTCGGTGCCCTCCTCGTAAACCTCTCCGGTAATTGCTGCGTACTGCTCACGGCTAATTTTCGAAAGAGTAACGTAATTAGCGACCTGTTCTTTCGTATATTTTCCGTTCGAGTAAAGAATACGAATGTTCTTAAACCACCAATCCGGATCGCTTTGATCTGCGAGGTATAAAAGTAAATCAGCGTTTTGCGAAAGCGCAACTGATCCAGATGAATCCGGCGTGAGTTTGTTAACTTTTGCGGTCAGGACCTGAACCTGTGCGTAAAGCTCTTGAACCGATTTAATCAGCAACCCGATGAACTCTTCATATCGAAGTCCGTAAATAAATTCGCCTGTTTCATTTCCTTCCTCGTCATAAGCCGGAGTCTTAGAAATTGGCGCAAAGTCATCAGTAGAGATGCCGAAGCTATTAACGACTTCCTCGACCTCTTGCGCAATTAGGCCGTGATGGGTGCGTCCGGAATGGCCGTCTTTGTGCTTATAGGACACCGGGTGAAGTTTATTGATGAATGAAAGGCCGAGTGTTTCATCTTGGATATCTTGTTTATAATTACGGTCAGAGGTTGAGATAGTCCCGGATGCGACGAATATACTCGCCCAACGCACGGCACTAATTCCGATCGATTCTTTGTTATCTATTTTCGGGTTCAAGAATCCTAAAATCTCTTTGTTTTTAGTTTTCCACCCGTCAATTTGATCAACCGGCCATGTTCCATCAAGATATTTATTTTCGACTATCTCACACACAGGAGTTCCTATGGTAGCGTCTGTCGGGGTGTCTAATCGAATCCCTCGACCTATATTAATAAATCTATTTCTAACAATCGCGATCCTGTTAGTGTTTGGATGCCCGTAAACCCCGTAATTTGCGTTTCCTGAGCCGTTAAAGACATTATTGTGAATTTCTACCCCGCAAACATAGGATTCAATGCGAACAGGTTTTGCTGAACTACCTGACATGTTGTTTACGATGTTGCCAGATATCTCGATTCCAGTTTCTCCGGTGAATTGATTTGTTGAGTTGCGCGAAATATATATACCCTGATTTACGTTGGTGATTGTGTTATTCGAGAAAAGAGCTCCGATCCATTTAAACTGTTGCCCTTCGTTTTCCCCATCGATTACTCTGATCCCATCTTTAAATCCCGATATTGTATTACCATCGACGATACAATCTCTCGCCCATCCTTCGAATAGTGCCAGCCCATGACTAGATGTGTCAGAAGCTCCGGTTAACATATTGCCTCTAATGAGCGATGATCTTGTTCGGATTGAAACCCCATTTAATTGGCATTCAGTAAAGATGTTTCCGGTCACAGTAACTTTGTACGTTCCTCCATGACTAGTCATCGGATTCTGCGTAGATCCTTTCGATCCGCAGAGATTTACGTAACAGTTAAGTGAAGGAGTTTCCCCGGATTTATATGTGATATCAAACGGTTGAGTCCCATTCTCTGCATATGACTGAAAGAACCCACAATCTTGCGAAGACACTGCTTTAAACGCATTCCTGTAATAAATATCGGCAGGCTCCGTTGTGGTGTCGTAGTATATTCGACTACCACTGTCGCCACAAGCAAGAGAGGTTTCAAACGTAATAAATGACCCATCCGATACACTATAAGCTGTGTTGTTTCTTGTATAGCAATGGTTAGCGTATTTGACACTGATAAATCTTGAAGCCGTGCCCGTGAAATTAAGTCCTTCGATAATTACGTTTTCAATGGGCGTTACCTTCTGAATTGTCGTTGTTGCCCGCGCCGTCGAAGACGTTTCGTTTGCGCCGTCGGTCCGATAATCCGGGAATAGAAGCCCCGCTGTGATTTCGAAAGAAGTCGATGACGTTACCGTTTTTACTCGGGCATACTCTCCGAAATAACATCCCGGGGCACTAGGCGTTGCATACCCTAAACGCCAATTTTCTCCTGCGTCAGAAGAAAGAGCGTCCCGTTGCGATTTTATCCGTACTAAATCACCGACATTAAGTCCGTGATCAGTGGTTGTCTGTATTGTCTTGCTGCCCATCGTTAAGTTAGCTGCAATCGGAATCTCTTCTCCAATAGAACCTTCGACTACAATAGCGTATCCGCCGTTTACCTCAATCTTCACAGCAGGATCGCTCGTGATCCGTACGTTACTTTTCGCATATATAGGCGCTGTTAACTTAACATCCTTCGAAATGTGAACGTTGCCAAGTCCGTTCTGAGACGCGTACTCAATCGCTTTATTGATGGCCGCAGCATCTGTATCGCCTTCTTCTTTGAAGTCCAGCGCGTTAAGACTAAGAGATTGGACCGATGATTGAGTCGACATGACTTCGACTTGGTTAGCGTCGATACGCTCTTTTAGCGTTGAGTATTCTTTTCCGTTATAGTCAACGCGAGCTTGTGCGGTTTCGGGGTCGATAGAACCTTCGAGCACAACTCCGTTAAATTGCTCCTGAACATTTTTCGCAACACGTTCGGCATCGCCTGCGGTGGTTAACGCCTGACCAGCCGTAGTCTTTGCGGCCTTCGCTTCCGAAAGCGCCTCGTCCATTTGCGCCTTTGATGCCGATACGTCTCCGTTCATAGCCCGGAAATTTTCGTTTATCGTGTTCCGAAATTCGCGGTCTAATGGCGCTTTTACGTCTTTAATATTCGCCATACATCCGCCTCCCTTCCGTGTTTATAAATAATAAAAGCGAAAGTCGAACGAGACTTCCGCTATTTCTTCGCCAGATACTTGTATACTGTTCCATCCGGGAGCAAGCGTAATAAGACCGTAATTCGTTTTATCGGTCAATGACGTCGCGCTTCTCACCGTCCGTGTGCCGTCGATGACGATCGGCAACGTCGTGTTCATACTCCCGGTATATGTCCATTGGTCTTGCGTCGTTGCGTTATACAATCCGATTGAAACTTTCGAGATATTCTTCTTTGACTTAATCGTAATTTTCAGCGGCTTGTTTCGAGGATCGACCGTTGCATCTCCTGCGTTATAAATCTGGAAGGCCTTCGATGTATGAACGTACTGGTAATCCTCCGCAAAAAGGCCGTTTCCGAATCCCCACAAGTTTACATCCGTTGTGAAGTTCGAAAGAGATGTGCCGACTGACTCCGCGTAAGGGCTGGCGCTAATAAACGGTACCTCAATAAAGCCGTAAATGCGTTGCTGATCCGGCGAAAACTTTCCGTCAACTTTAGCGAGCCAACGACGCCAAGGTTCCCGCGAATCGATAATATAAAAGGATTCTTTCGATTGAAATATCCGATAAACTTCGTTTCTTAACAACGGATAATCGTAATAGTCTACCGCCTTAAAATAAAAGGACCCCGTCATTGTTCGAGGTCCATACGTTGTTCCGACGTCTATAGCCCCATCCATGCCTTCTACCGTTTCAGTTGCGTTAATTGCCTCGGGTGAATCGATGACGAAATCACGCGTAACTATTCCGTGTTCGGACAGGACGTATTTATCTCCATTTAGTCTTTCGATTGTTAAATCCATTCGTTAATCACCCACCTTTGACGCCGCTAATGCGTTGCTGAATGCGGAAATCTTCGTTAAATTTGCTTTGGATCAGATCGTACATCTTCTCCGCATCTTCTCTCGACCCATTTCCGCTATAATTAAGCGTAATATTAATCGGAGAAACGGAGTTATTTCCTGATGAATAATCGTCTCTAGAAAAACTTAACGGTACGCTTCGGTTATACGCTGCGTCAACCGTATATGAGTAGTCCTGCGCATCAAACAGAGCTGCGTTTGCCATCTCGTCGGCTGCCGCTCTTACTGCGCCGATATTTCGTTCGATACCGACCGCAAGACCCATCGGCAGGAATTTACCGATTTCATCGCGGAATACACGTGACGGCGAGTGGATTCCAAGCAGCGACTTAAAGTTGCCCGTAAGGCTGTCTACGAATCCACCAACTTTTTGGCCGATCCAATCTTTCATGGAATTTATTCCGTCCCAAAGCCCCCGGATCAAGTCGGCCCCCGCCTTGAATAGCTCCTCTTTATTATCCAAAATGGTCTGACCAAGCTTTACGACGAGTTCAAGGCCCATCTGTAATAGTTGAGGTAAGATTTGAATTATGCCATCAATTAAAGCCAAGAGGATCCTTACCCCGGCCTCAATAATCTTCGGCAAATTTTCAATCAACGCTCCGGCAAGAGCAACGATTAATTTTAGAGCTGCCTCAATGAGGGTAGGCAACATCTTGATAATGCCGTCAATTAAGGCTAATAAAAGTTTTATCCCTGCATCAATAATTTTCGGTAAATTTTCGATTAACGCTTGCGCCACAGTGACGATTAGGTAAATCGCCATTTCGATTAGCTGTGGAAGGATCTGGATGATCCCGTTAATCAAACTAGTTAAAATCTGAATCCCGGCGTCAATAATCGTTGGTAAATTTTCAAGGATCGCATTTGCAAGCGCGAGTATTAGCTGCAACGCCGCTTCAATTAATTGCGGAAGAACCTGGATAATTCCAGAAATTAACGCATTTAAAATTTGTATTCCGGCCTGTATAATCATTGGCATAAGCGTTACGATCGTATTAATCAGCGTCGTCAGCATCGTTGTGGCCGCTTGGATGATCTGCGGTAGCGCCTCGACTATTCCTTGGATCAGTGAAGTCAAGATCATAATACCGGCGCCGATCAGCGCAGGCAATAAAGTAACGATCGCTTGAACTAACGAATTGATAATCTGAGTTACCGCCGTTAGAATACTCGGCAACGCTTGAGTAAATCCGTTCAACAAACCTTGTATGATCTGAATGCCCGCTTGTAAAATTATAGGTAGATTCGTGACGATCATATTGACGAAAGAATTCACAATATTAACCGCAGTATTGAGAATCTTCGGCATATTCTGCTGAATGCCTTGCGCTATTGCCGGGAGGTATTTCGAACCCGCAACGATCAATCCCGGAATACCACCGACTATGATTCCGATGATATTCGGAATGAATTCCGCGAACCCTGAGAAATCTCCGTTAAAGGCGTCAGATATTGCCTTTTTCAAATCCTCGAATGCGCCTCGGATAATTGCGACTCCTTTGACGACGACATTCGCAACAGAAGGCGGCAGGAGATTGTGTAACGCGATTGAGCCTTTCGTGAAGTCGCCAGTTAGCGTTTCTGCGAGTCCTTTGAACAGTTTCGTTAGTTTATCGACCGTCGGCGATACTTTCCGGCTGATTGCGTTTCCTAGGGCCGTCACCTTTTCGCGAATAACATCGCTGTGTTTGTAGGCGTAGGCAAAGGCGATTCCGAGCGCGATGACTGCGGCTGATATTAAAGCGAATTGGCCCATCGTTAGAAGCAGCGCACCTCGAGTCATTCCGAGCACCCTTGCGAATGCGGTAAGCCCTGTGGATATTGCTCCGATAGAGGAGATAACTGAACCCACAAATATTAAAAGAACGCCAAATACCGCACCAAGTCCGGCCACTACTGCCACTGATGCCGCTGCGTACGTAATAAATTTCTGCATACCGGGAGAAAGGTTGTTAAATCCGTCGACTACTTTCTGTGCGAATCCAACGAGTGCGGAAAGCGCCGGTATGAGCGCGTTACCTATCGCAATTTGTGCCGTTTCGGTCGCGCCGCTTAATTCCTCGATCTGTCCTCTTAAGTTATTCATTTTCTCCGCAGCTACTTCCGCAGCCGTAACTTTCGACATCGACTTCCACATGGCATTCGCGCCTTTTGCGCCTTCTTTCATCATAATGTTCGCTGCACGGATCGCATCTGTACCGAACATTGTTTTCAAAGCCGCCTGTTGCTGCTCTTTTGTTAATCCTTTTAATTTATCCTGTAAAATCTGCGCTATTTCTGCAAAGGACTTCAAGTTTCCTTTGGCGTCATAGAAAATACTAGATCCGTCTTTTGTGATTAGGCCGAGGTCTAACATCTGCCCATAAGCCGCTTCTGATGCCGGAGTTAAATTCAACAGCATTGTTTTGAGCGATGTACCGGCATCGGACCCTTTCAACCCGTTCTGTGCGAATACCGCTAACGCCGTAGACGTATCTTTAAATGACAGGCCGACCCCGGAAGCAACAGCCGAAACCATCGAAAGGCCGTATTTCAATTCGTGCACGTCGGTCGCCGAAGCGTTAGCTGCCCCCGCAAGCATATTCGCCGCATCAGTAACGGACAGATTGTCGTTTCTGAACGCATTAAGCGCAGTCGATGCGATTTCCGCCGCTTCAGAAAGGTCCAGCTCGCCCGCTGTTGCTAAGTCTAGTGCACCGGCTAATCCACCGTTTAAGATATCCGCAGTAGATACACCGGCCTTCATGAGCTCCTCGATGCCTTGACCGGCTTCTAACGAGCTGTACTTCGTCTTAGCTCCGAGTTCTACCGCTAAGTCCGTCAGTTTCTTCATTTCGCTGCCGGTTGCGCCAGAAACGGCCTTAACGTTGGACATTTGCTGCTCAAAATCCATCGCTTTATTGACCGCCATTCCTAGACCACCGCCGACTCCCGCCGCTATAGCTCCGAACCCTAACGCGATATTCTGACCCATGTTCGACAGTCGTGAACCGAAATCTTCGAGCCGACTCTGAGCTTGGTTGAGTTCACGCGTCAGATCGGAGATTGTAGCTCCTATTCGGACGGTAATATTATGGTCCGCCATTTAGTACCTCCTTTCTTATTTGATTTCAAACTGTGACAACCATTCGTTGGCTTTCTGCTGCTTTTCGAACAAGTCTTCGGCTTTCTGGTTCGCTATGTCCTCTTGATTCGGCCTTTTGAATAGGTCGCTGAGTTTAACGCGTTTCTTCGAATTACTTGCTTTTGCGTTCATCATCGCAAGCATGGCGTATTCTTCGAGCCGATCATATTTACGCTCATTGTCCGCTTCTAACAGAATGTAGAATTCTCGTGGCGTGAGTTTCCGAATTTCATCCGGTGTTTTGCCGAGAATACGCCAGCCGAAGCTAAAGGCTTTTTCTACTTCAGAAAGTCCGCCAGCATCTCCGTTGCTTGAGGGTCCTTCTTCAGAAGCTTCTCGACTGTTTTCTTGTAGAAAAAACTCTTAGAAACTACCTCGTTTGAAAGCTTCATAATTTCGTCCATATCGAGCTTTTCTTCCGAAATCGCAGCTTCGATTGCCTCGCGAATCTTTTTAATCGAGAAATTCTTTCCGGTATGGAACAGACCCGCGTGGATGATATTCGGGAATGCTTCGAGATCCCCCATCAGCGCTTTTCCGATCAATTCGAATGAGCCGCCTTTGTAGAGTCCGTTTAAGTATTCAACACTTGCGTATGTTAGCTTGAGTTCGTATTCATTTCCTTCGATTTCAAAACGTGCCATATTCCAATTCCTCCTATAGAAAAAGGACGCCCGCAAGGCGCCCCGTTAATTTTTAATTAGGATGCTGTTGTACGAGTAACGATCTCGCTCATAGGCGATTCTCCGGCCGCATTGACTGCCGTTACGTTAACCGTTAGTTGTGTATCCGCTGCAATTCCCGTCAATGTATGTGAAGTTGTGGTCACTTCTGCGTCTAATTTCTTCTCAACGCCACGATACACTTTATATGATGTCGCCCCATCTACCGGGTCCCAGCTAACTGTCACGCTATCGACCGTAGCTGTGTACGATAGATTTTGGGGCGCGCTAGGGAGTAGCTGGGGTATCCGAGCTAGGCGCACCCGCCGGAATTTCAGTCAGTGTTTGTTCGGTAAGTTCACCGTTTAGCGATCCCTCAAGTGAGTAAGTCGCGAAGTCTCCGTTACTAAACTCGCGCTCGAAAGAAGAAATCATGTACATCCCGACTTCCGCTTCCTTGGTACGAGTATCAACCTCGTAAATTTTTACGAATTCTTTGTTTCGGATTTTCTTTTTCATCGCTTTAACGAAAGGATCGCCTTGTGTAATTACGCCTTCGAAGGATACCGATCTAGTGACTTTTCCGTAGTCACTTCCGGTCTTATCCTTCGTATCAAGATCGATAGAATCGGCTTCATCACTAGTCGAACCACTCGTTTGGTTAAACGGCCGAACAAGTTTTTCTCCGTTGCCATCATCGATGACGACCACGAATAAAAATTCTTCACCGCGATATTCTACTGCCAAATTAAATCCCCCTTTATTTAATAAGCCTGGTATGTCGAGTCTACTTCGATATCAAAGAAGACCCGATGATAGCTCGTTTTGTCCGATAAATCCTCGGCCGATATAGGTGTCTCGGCCGTCATATCCACGCAAAAAAGCCCGAGCTCTTTGCTCGGGTCATTCGTATCTATTAATTGGAAGCGATCGAACAGGAAAATCCTCCGGACTGTCTCCTGAATAGCCGCTCGTTCTGTCGCTGAATTAGCGTAAACTCCGACTTGAAAGTGGTAGATCGTCCGAACTGTTTCACGTAATTTCGCAAGCATCGACGTATTGTCTTGCATTTGTTCGATCGTAATGAACGGTCTCGTTTCCGGCAAAGTAACGCCGTCATAAATCCAAACGACTTTATAGCCGGTCTTTTCCGCCAGATGCTGCTTAATCGAATATTGTAAATCGATCTGTTTCGTAATAATCACCGCCCTAACTGACGGACAAGGCTGTTTATTTTCTCCGTATACGGCAGCTCGTTGTTCCATACGGATTTTCGGATGAACGCCTTATGCGTTTTATTTGTGTATTCTTGAATCTTCGCGTAATCTTCGTCCGAACCGTACTCCCACGTTGTCTGGTCGATTTCTTCCGGACTTGAGACGATAGAATTACGAAGCCTACCGGTCTTAACCGGAGCATAATCCGCAGATTCATTCGCCATCTTTCGTGTGTATGCCTCGGTCGTGTTGCCGATATCGCGTACAAGACCTTCGTACTCCAAGGCGCGAACAACTCGGTTAACGCCCTCTATATCGATACGAACCCTTCCGTTCCTCACGTTATCCTCCTCCCAACGAACTCCGCATGATTCCGTTCGCCGATTCCTTTCTTATCTTTCGAAAGGACCTCGTAGTCTTTTCCATCATAGATAACGCGTTTGATATTCTCGTAAATATCCGCAATCAGTTCAATAGCGACAGAGAACCAGATGTCTCCGCCCTCTACTTCGATACTATCCAGCAGTTGCCGATCGATCTTGACCTGCGAACTGATTTCTGTAACTACAGACGAGACCTTAATCTCGTCATATACCGGTTTCTTCTCGTCAGTAATCGGATCGTTGGTGAATCCCGCCTCATAAATTACCGTAATCTCATGCGTCCGCCCTCCGATCATGTCTCCACGCGCTTGTTTCATAAACGCAATATCATACGAATCAATCACGCAGCCACCGCCTTTCTAAAGGTATTTCGGATCGATTTCATACGTCAGATATCCGGTGCAATTAATGTGCATCATGTAGATTTCGGAATCGGTCGGTTTGTATAGGCCGGGTCCCATTCCGTAACGATCTTCGAGTTCGAGCTGAGTACATCGGTGGTCCGGGCGGTTTGCCTTCCCGCGATGAACCCGAACCGCCTTAACGACTTCGCTTTGTTGCGCAGAATAAGCTGTAGCGACACGATGCGCCGTATTCCCTTCCGTCACAACTAAACGCCGTATCTTCCACGCATCATTGTCGTAGACTTTTCGCACGTTGGCGCTGATCGTATTAACCGAATCTCCCCGGATAATTCCGGACCGAATTACCTTCGTAAGCTCGGCACGCTGATCGCCGGCAAAGTTCCAAACACGATCGGACAAAACGAGATCATCGGCTCCTAGACGATTAACCATGTACCGTAGTACGTTTTTGTTGATCTTATCGAAAGCAACACCGGAGATCGCCGCGGCACCCACAACGTCCGATAGTGATTTCTTGATCCCGTCGTTAGTAAATGATGCCGTCTCCGAGATGACTTGGCTTAACGCATCCATGCCGGTATCCCGTACGAGTTTTTCTATCGACTCAAGCTCGCGAAGTAGTTTGTTCAAGCGCTGCTTCTTAATAGTTCCATCGCTGCCGCTGTACTCCGAGAGCATGTCGATAATTTCTAATCGAATCCGGCCGATCTCCTTAATCGCAAACTCCTGTTGCTCTGCGTTAAACTTCCGATATTCCATCGATACCTTTTTAAGCTGCCGTTCTAGTTCCGCCTGCTTACTCATCGCCCGTCCGCCCTTGGCGCGAAGCTTTGATTCGTCAGTAATCGGAGTTGCTTACGGAAATCTTTCTTCGCGTCTTTCGCAAGCTGCGAGTAATTCGCAAAGATATTCGTCTTGTCGATCGTTTCCTCACCATCTCCGAAACTAAAAAACCGAGCTGCTTCCGACGCAATCGTTTCATAGGCGATTCCGAGTGCGCAAAACAACACGGCATTTTCATGTTCTTCCGGATTTAGGCCGCTTTCTTTAACAGCTTCGGCAGTCCATGCGGCGATGTCATCCGCTGTGACGCCCGGCACTCGTGATAAACGCGTTCTTAGTCGATCTTCAACCGCCACATGAATCACCTCCGTTATTTTTTCGGTTTAGCCGCTGTTTTCGGCTTTGCTGCCGGTTTATCCACGCGTTGAATGAATGGATCGCATTTATCGAGCGCTGCGATTTCCTTTTCAACGTTCGTTTTATAAACGCCGTATCCGTTAAAGACGATGTATAGACCGTCTCTGATAAATTCGTAGTTTGGTAGCGTCTTATATTCCGCCATCAGGACATCAACCCTGCCGTTTTGAGTTTCGCAAGCAATGCGTTAAAATCGGCCTTCAAACCGTCGACGTCTGCTGCGGTGCTGTTCGCTTGCGTAGCCGCTTTTGTTGCGGTTAGTTTCCCGTCCAAGGCCGATTTAACATCGTCGCCTAGTTTCGTCATGGTCACCGCTTTGGCGCCGAGGTTGTTCTCTTGCACGCTTCCCGTTCCGATGTTCCGGTTTTGTACGGAGCCGTCGCCGATATTGCGATTCAGAACCGAATTGTCAGCGAGTTTTTCATTCGTAATTGATTTGTCGGGAATCTCTACGCTGCCTTCGGATTGTAATAGACTTTGGATAATTTCTCCTAGTTTTAGATCGTTTGCAGCCGGTGAGATCATATTCAATCGTTGTACATCTTCTTTACTTAAAGCCATTTACGGCCTCACCCCTTTCAAAATAAAAAGAGGCCCCGAAAGGCCTCGTTGATTAGGAAACTGTTTTAGAGATTCCAGAAAGAATTGCGACTGATTCTTTTGCGTTTTTGATTTCGAAACCAAGTTCTCCACGGATTACGCGAGCGAAGTAGTCAGCGCCCGGCTCTGTAGCATCTTGGTCGTAAATTGAAGTAAGGTAACGAGCTTTGATGTTGTCAAGGTTAAGCAAGACAGCACGATCTTTCGGCATGTTTTGATCGACAACAACTTGAGAAACTGCGCCCCCAGGAAGATCACTCATGAAGGACATGATTTGATAACCGACTTGACCTTCTCCGCGAGTTGTACGGATAGTGTCGCCTGCAAGTTTAGTAATTTGACGAGAAACGTTCGGAGCACAAAGGATTGTGTTTACACGGCCTCCGCGTTTGAACGTTTCTTCGATAGCATCATTCAAACCCTTAGCAGTAATTTCTTTACCGCCGAAATCCGTTGACGCGGAACCTTGCTCTTGAGCAAAAGCGAATAAACCGCCGGAAGTGCGTGGTTGTTGATCAGATCCTTGGTATTTCCGACCGTAAATAAGAGAGTTATTGATCTCGCGAACCATCTCTTGTAGACGCAAGTTAACTTGGTAGTCCAGTTCGTCAGCAACTCCGTAAGTATTTACTTGTTGTTGCGTACGAGAAACGGAAGCGTAACGAGTGAAAATTTGAGAGTAGTTGAACGATACGATACGGTCGTTGATTTCGTTCTTTCTAAATACGGACTCACCTTCTGGACGCGGACGAGAAATAACTTTCAGGTCGGCGCCTGCTTCGATAGCTTCCGGAGTAGTTGCGTCGTATCCACGTTGAACCGTAATTTTTTCGGCTGCTTCATCGACTTTAGTTACGCGCATTACTTCTAGGCCGTTTTGAACAAGCGCATTTTCGGTAAATTTGCGCGCCTCTCCTTCGCCTAATTCGATCTCCGTTGCGTCCGCTGCGGCAGCAGTTTTTACAACGGCCGTATCGCTGTTGAGGTAATCGTTCTGCCATTCGAATTTAGTTTGCGATAGAGCATCTCCCGTTCCGATCAGGCCGAAAAGAACCGGTGCCTTTGTAAGAATTAAATCTACGTTCGCCTGCATGTCGCGAACTTGTTGCTGGAAATCATACGATTGTGCAACTGCCATGTGTAAATCCCCCTAATAATTTTTTGTAATTAAAAAAGCCGCCATAGGGCGACTGAATTACCGTTTGTTTTTTAACTCCCGAAGTTCGTTGTACAGCTTCGTTACTTTTCCGAGATATCGCGGATTCTTTAGCGCTAATTTTTTCGTCTCTTCTAGCTCGTTCTCTTTTGCGACAATCTCCGTTTGGGTGTTGCTCTTGGCCGGGTTGCTTCCGCCAGATGCGTCGGCTCCGATCGGTTGTTTAAACATCCACGGGCTTGATTCCTTAAACGCTGCGACCACTTCTTCGGCTCCTTTTACGTTTCCATCTTCGTCAATTTCGACCGCAGACTTATCGAGTAGCGCGAGCACTTGGTTCGGATCGTTTGCGTTAAGAGATCGAGCGATTGCGCGAAGCTCCGTATTGATGATTCGTTGATTGGCTGATTCTTGCGCTTTTTTGGCCGCCTCCGCTGCTTCTTCCGCCTTCTTGGCCGCTTCTTCTTTTTCGGCTCGCAGGCGCTCAGCTTCGGACATTTCCGCTTTCTTGCGTTCCTCTTCGGCCTTTTCTAACTCTTCGAGGCGTTTCGCTTTTTCTTCGAGCTCGGCTTGCTTCTTTTTCTCGCGCTCAAGACGCTTGTTAAGAATTTCGTCGAGTTCAGCCTGTGTGAACGTCTTTTCCGGTGTCTTCGGTTGCTCTGTCGGTTTTGGTTCCGGCTCCCCAGCCGTAGGTTGAGCGTTAGGATCTTCCGGTTCTGTTTGTTCCGCAAAAAATTGTAGGTTTAAAGGTAATAATTTCGGCATATCGTACCTCCACGTTTAAAGTCCGAGTAGACTGTAGATTACGAATAACAACATCCGGCAGTTTACCGACAATACCGTAGGTCAAGAGCGTTGTTATTCGTTCGATGTTGGTTCTGGTTCAGCTTTGTAAGGGTCTCCTACCTGTTTTTTTAGGTTTCTTTCTTGTAAAATCTCCATGAATTTGACTTCCGCATTCTCTTTTCCGCTTCGAGTGATCGCTCCTTTAACCGATTCCAACTCGTAGGCAATTTCTTCGCCTAGCTGCTCGACAAGGGCTTTTTGATCCTCCGGTAATGGAAGTCCAAACACGATCTTACTTCCGTAATTGCTATCAACTTTCGCAAGCCATTCTTTCTCATATTTAAAGCGTGGATGTTCTTGGCGGGCTTTCATATAACGCAGAATGTATTCGTTCAACGTCTGTAGCCGCGACTGCCAAACGATCCATGCTCGCTGAGTTTTAGAAATGATCGATGAGTAAAGCATCTTCAATGCGAGGTCATTTATGCCTCCGGTATTAAGATCTGCGGTATTAACCATTGGAACCTCGCTTATCTCGTGAAGGCGCTTCTGTAGACGGTCGAGATACGCCTCGATCGCCTCTTTAAATTTAAAGCCGCTTTCGAGTTTCTTTGCGTCAGGCTCTCCGATTTCTTTATTCGTTTCGCCAAGGTCCCAAATGGCTCCCGGCGCAATCTTAAACGGATTTTTCGGATCGTACTCGACGTTTGTTAAGAGAGTGATCGCGAACATTTCGAATCTCAGTGCGTCCGAGTAGTCGGATAGCTTCCGGTCAATCTCGTCGGCCGTTTCGATAAGCTTTTCAAGTTCGCTGAAGCCGCTTGTCTGCCCCGAAAGTTTCTCCGTTGGAATGTGTACGACCGGAATAAAGTCGAGACCCATCGATTTTCTTTCGACTCGTTTCTCGACAAGACTGAGCCCGTCATCGTAGATCGCTTCTTCGATCTCACAGTCGTAGTTTCCGGTATCTTCATCGCCGTTCCAGACGAGATAATACGAAAGTTTCCAAAGCTTCGTCTGTTCTTCGTCCAACCACGCAACGAAATGAACTTCGTCAAGTTGATCGACATCCCATTCGTTATGAACTGCGATAACTTCGGTCGACGGATGCCACAGTATTTTGATTTCTCCGCGGCGTGTATCGTAGTGCAGACGAGCATAAACGCCGGTTCGGCTGATTGCGCGATCCTTTGCTGCTGCGAGTAGTTTTTCGTGCATCCGATTCTCTTCCCAAACCCACGTCAGCAAGCGTTCTTTCGCCTTTGCCCGGCTGTTTTCTTCCTCTTGTAGTGGACTTGGCGTGTATCCCGGCTTAATCATGTCCGCAGGATCGTCGAGAACGTCCGGAGGAACGGTCACTTTCGGTTCCTTCTCGAATTGCCAGGCCGCAGTCGAATCGATTAGCTTCCGGGGGTAGTTCATCGTAAGCTGCGTCGGTTCATAATCGATTTCTTTCGGCTTAACGTAGTCGGTCCAAACGTTCAGATCGCCTTCGTAGCGTCGGTAAAGCTTGATTTCGTCAACAATGCGCTGAAATTCTTTCGATCCAAGCGCTTCTTCCATTGGAAGGACGAATTGAAACGGGTTGATAAAATTTCGGTCAATAATTACGATTTAAAACGCCTCCTTTCAGTAACGGTAATTTCCAACATTGCCGCCTTTTCTTCTACGCGACTTCACAACGGCCGAAACCGCCATCTCTAACGCATCGATAACGTCATCGTGGGCGCCCGTGCCGTACTGCTCGAATTGCTCAAGCAAAAGCGCATGCTTCCGATCGAATTGGATTGTTCCGTTTTCGATCGAAGGTAATAGCGCCTCGATACGGAGCTCTTTTCGGCTGCGGTGCTTTACTTTTTTGACGCGAGTGTCTGCCGGATAGCCTGCGTGTGTAAGCTGTTTTTTCAGCTCATCGACGAAAAATTCTTGCGCCGCCTGAGCTTCTGCCGCAATTATGGTCGGCTGAAACTTGACGACCTTCCCGACAATGACCTTTAAGAATTCGTCCGGCTTTAATCGTTGGCCGAACGTGTCTATAACATAAATAGAGCCGCTAACCTTATCGGCAGCGACGATCGCAATTGCGGAATAGTCTCCGCGTTCTTTCCCCATCGCGAAGTCTACCGCGAGAGAAACGTCATACTTCATATAGTCGATATTTCCGTTGTGATACGTGAATTTTTCCGGGTTAAAGATCATCGATTCCTCATCGATCGGGTTGTTCATGTACTCCGTATTGAACGCTTTGGAGCCGTTATCCCATTTCCAGCGCATCAACTTAAACAGCGGCTGAACGTCCGGCCACAAAACTTTGCTTCCGCGTAAGAGCTCATCCTCGTTTTCCTTGTAAAACCGCTCTGCATCCGCAAGTCGATTCGGATTATCGCGATCAATATAAATAAGCCGGCACTTTTCCCAAAGATCTAGGCGTTCCGGCTGTTTGATGATGGCGCGATAGACTTTCGTTACGAAGTCGGATCGTTTGTAAAGAACGTGCATCAACAACGAATCCATATGGACGGTCGTTCCCATGTAAACGAAGGCTGTCCGCTTTCCTTTCGGATCTCCTAACGGCATTACAGTCTGCGAAAACCAGTCGCGAAGGTTCGATCGCTGTTCCGGCGTACTTGCGTTTCCGCCCGGCCGTGCATCCTCTAAGTCGTCGCAAATAATGAGATCCGGCCGCGTTCCGTTCCAGTTACGTCCACGAAGCGCCTGACCGGTCGAAGCCGCCTGAACGAGCGCTAACTGTTTCCGGCTGTCTCCGTCTGGATGCCACGCGATAAATGATTCCGAGTTGTCGATGATGTTCGCTTGGTCTTGCGGCGACAATAATGGTCCAAAGTCTTCGCGCAGCTTCTTGTTGAACTTAAGCTGATTCCGAATCCATTCCATATTGGCTTTTGAAACCGACGGCGTCTCCGAAATAATGATCGTGTATTTCCGTTTTCGATAAACGATCTCGTGAACCGGAAAGGCTTTCGAAAGATACGTCGACTTGGCGTGTGAACGTGGCGCCGCTGCCGCAATCTTTTCGTTAACTCTTTCGGTAGATACTACGTTCATAATGTCGCAGATCTCTACGTGGAAGGCCGGCGCTTCGCTTACATCCGTAACATCGAACCCATCCCAGTTTCCGTCATTGTCCGGGTTGCGTGCGTCCGAGAAGTATTCGATAGAAAATTCGAGCAAGTTCCCCTCGCAACGATGAATCCGTTTAAGACGCTCAAGTTCGGTCGCTTTTTCGTAATAGTCGGCGATCTCTGACGCAGGAATGTCATCACCGTAAGTTTCGTCGAGCGCGTTCAGGTATTCGATTAATACGCTGATGAGCTCTCCACGTTCACCCCGATTCAGCCAACGACCATCAACCCATGCGATAAAGATCGCCTCCTTTCATTTTTCGTATTGACTTTCGTTATCTTTTTCGTTAATATGAGTGTAACAAAATCATTTTTATATTACGGAGAGTGAGCGAAATGGCAAACGAAGTTTTTCCGATTAAATCAAAACGCGATTACAACAAGTTTATAAATGCGTTGAAACCTGGCCGTGATCGAAACCTAGGCCAATTAGGCACTGCGTTCGGCCTGCGTATCAGCGACTTGTTAAAGTTTAAAATCGGAGAGCTTCGTGGCCATAAGTCGATCACGATTTGGGAGAAGAAACGGAAGAAAAAGCGTGTGATCACGTTCAGCCCTTCCGTTCTCAAAATCGTTAACCAACTCGAAGGCGATGACGACGATTACGTATTCGCCAGTCGGCAAGGTGGCGGCAAGCCGATCACCCGCGTTCAGGCATATCGTATCTTAAACGATGCAGCCAAACGGGCCGGAATTTACGAAAAGATCGGCGGCATCGGTACGCACTCGCTCCGTAAGACGTTTGGTTACCGCCTATATGAAAACGGCGTTGATATTACGCGCATCATGTCGATACTCAACCACTCAAGCGAGCGCGAGACGTTGAGATATATCGGGATTACAGCCGACGAGATATCGGAAGCTTACGAAAGCATCGAGGTTTAGGACTTCGGTGCTTTTTTTGTTTACAGAAGCGAAACCCATTTCGTTTGCCTCGTAGGATGATCGTCTGTATATCCGAGATTATTGACGACTTCGCGTTCCCACTCCTTCTCCTGATCCGTTTTAAGTTCGCTATACGCAAGGATAACTGTCGTTGGCCGCGTTCCTTTAAACTGCCATCCAACTGCCGCTTGGCCTACGTATAGCGCCTGAAATCGAGTTCGATCGCTGTTTAGCGAGCGTAGCGCGCCTTCTAGCATTTGTGCCTGTCCGGGAGTATCTACGACTATAACAACGTACTCTATTTCGCTCCCTATTCGTCCGTAATATACATCCTCAACGTTTGGCATTTCTCGAATATGTTGCTGCGAACTTTCTAATTCGGCCAGCGCTTTAGTCGCCGCCTTTGCCTCGCGTTGAATCGCCTTCAGTCCGGTTATCGCGTCGGATACATCAACGTCGATCTTGACGCTGATTCTGTCCGCAGCATTGTCCGTTTCGTACATCTGATTCGATCCCATTTCGATTGATTCGCGTTTGTCCGCCATTCACATCGTCTCCTTTTTCGTTATTTAAGACGGCAAAACCGTCTCTTACAGGGGCGACAGGGATCGAACCTGCCCACGCGGTTTTGGAGACCGCATCGCCACCGAGGAACATGCGCCCCTAGGATCGCCTGCGCACCGGAAGGCTCGGAAGCACATTCCGGAAAGACCCGTAGGCAACGCAAGCACAAAAAGAGAGACCCTTATTCGGATCGCCCTCGTTCTGATTGCGTTATTAACACCCGCCGCCTCAAGGTAGGGCAGCGTGGTTTTTCGGAAGGTAAGACCGAAAATAACCCTTCCGCGCGGATATGGGAGCGTTGATCAGGCGCTCAAACACCATTCCGCTTATTTTGCGAGTTGTCTCGCTACCCGGAAAATTTGCACGAAATTAGCGTCTCTAACCGTTCCCCTACCGAATACTCTCGTCGGAGACTGAAACGTCTAATTTCGTGTGATTTGCGCGTGAAAATCGTTATTATCCTTTAGCTCGAATAGTTAGCGTCGTATCTCGTTCGTAAAACTCATCATCAATGTCTGTGTCTACGGAAAAATTAACGCAATTCTGTTCGATTAGCCTTTCGAATACTTTTCGCAAATCCGCTTTCTCTTCTTCAGTTAGTTTCGCCATGTTATCGTCTCCTTTTCGTAGGTCAAAGTGATTTTTTGATATGCGCGTTTAAGGTGCGTCTGGAGCCGCGGATTTTGTTTTTCCCTCCCCGGCCCCCTCCTTCGTTGTGTATCCGGTATTCATTCGTTTGTATATCGAGTGTAACACTATCGGATTCTGTTACACTGACGTTCATCGCAATCGTTGTCATATCAACGTTCATTCGTTGTTGTATTGCGCTATGTATTTCGTTTTATTTATGCAGCGTATAAACCGCGTCATATCAACGTTCATATATTCGGTAGGATCAGCGCGATATGTATAAGATAGTGCATAAACGGATGGGCTTTCGTCAAAGTGATCGGAGGGTCGCGCGCCAGGAGGTTTCAGCTGATAGAATACTATCCGTCGTCACCCCTCGTAAACCCTCCGCATCCTACTCGTTTCCTATATACTGCGCCTAATGTTCGGCATCCTTACGCAACGCTCTCATACGCTCTATCTGCGCCTTCATCTCGTCTATGTCCGTATCGCTGCCGTTCTTATTCTCTACGACAACATTATCCGTAAGCATACTATGCGCCTGCAATAACGTCCTGAACATCGCAGCGTTTCCGTCGTTAATGATATGATCCGGTATGGAGTCCATTACTTCCGGTAAACGATCGAGAGTGTTCCGCATAATCTGACGCTTTAGTTCGTCATTAAACGAATCATTCTGCCGCCATTCATATAACGTCTGCCTACTTACGCCTACTTCTTCGGCAATCTGATCGTAAGTCATTCCGCCTCTTTTCGGCTGTGCTAAAATCGTTATGGCTGCGATCTGTTTTTCGCTAAGTTTCCGGGCCAATTTTCCGCCCTCCTTTCCGTTAAGTTTACGTAGCTTTACGTCCTTCTACTACGTATAGACAACTACGGATATGAAAGTTGATATATTATCGTTATATTAACGCTATCCTTTCGTATGTTTTAAATACTAGCGTCCACTCCGTCGCTAACGCTCCTCCGTGTCCGCGGATATTATTAAGACCTATCGCGATACAATTATTTATACAATATACATGATTGCGTTTCTGCGGGACGGAGTGAAACGTAGTTCCCGCTAGTCTTCGGATTCAGAAGACTAAGAAGTGATTGCGGACTGAAAATCGCTGTATCCCTTGCGGCTGTAAGCACGAACCCTATTTTCGGTTGTGCGAATAAAGTCGTGTTTTTGGCCGATTTGTGCGAATAAGATCGTGTTCATTATCAATTACGTTATTCTAATTGAGAATATGTAGGTAATCATCCGACTTCTCGCCGTCATATCAACCGTATTATTATTCACATTAACGTATAAATATACGATATCAACACGAAGAAAAAGACGCCAATCATTCGTCAGCGTCTTCGTCTAGGTCGATAAGCTCTCGTATATCCGATATATTCAACGCGGTTGCAATCCGGCTAAGGTGGTCGAGCTGCACCCGTTCCTTAATCCCGCGACACAGTTCGCTGATGGCAGACGGCCTTATTCCGGTTAGCTCTGCGAGTTCCTTCTGCGTCATATTCTTCCGATCAAGTAGCTCGGCTATCTTTAATTTAACGATCATTTGCCGGCACCTCCTGCGAATATTATAACGTAAAAACGATATTTTTGTAAATAACGCATTGACGTTATAACGTTTATGCGTTATAATTAAGGTAACGAAAGGAGGTGAACGTAATTGATTGACACCGTAATGAAGCTTTCGGCAATCATCGCAACTTGGCTCGGAATTCTAAAAATCGTCTTAGAAATCCGCAAGATGCGAAAAGACGCCGAAAGTAAAGAGCGACGGCCTCCTACCACGAAGCACCGTCGCCGAACATAAGCTACGAGGGGCATTTCGCCCCTTGTCAATCAATTATAACACGAATGAAACGAATTGATACCACGGAAATTTTGTTAATCGTCGTCTTGCTCGCCTGGATTGCGGATATGAACTTCGGCCGGCTGTCCGTCCTGGACTACGTCGGCCTCGGATCAGCGATCGTTTTCATCGCGCTTCTATTCTTTAGATCGGGGAGGAATCGGAAATGACACTTTATATAAAACGTTTGTGGTCGGACACACCGCCATTAAGACCGCAGCAGGCCGATCAGATTCTCGATCTATATCAGCGCCCTGTTGCGACGTTTGAGGACTGTAGCCGAGCGTATCAGATTGGTATGCAAACAGCGCTGACCTGTCTCGGCTATCTAATCGCAACCAAACACGGAGGTCATGACGAATGAAGAACGTAAAATCAGTATTCTTTGAAAACGCTGTAATTCCGGTGGAAGAGCTCCGCGAATGCCATCATTGTGACGAGGATAACTCCGTAGAATGGTATGCGGAAGATGTTCCGCAAGGCTACGTATGGAGCACGTACTGCCACGCTTGTCGAGAAGACGATTCCGGGTACGAATTTTAATCATATATTGCGGAGGTAATGACGATGAATAAAACGAAACTTTTAACGGCCATCCTCGGCCTATCAATCGCAGGCAACGCGGCTCTCGGAATCTACGCCGCCAAATTAAACGAAGACGTCGATATTGCTTATCGCGTGGCTGACGACATGGCCGCCGAAGCTAAGGACGCCCAGGAAACGGTTGAACGCGAATATATCGTTGAAGGGAAGGACTACGCGGTATCAGCGGACGACGGCGGCTTCTCTTTCGATCCGGCAGCCACAGACGCAAAGCCAGGCGATCGGATTAGCGTGACTTTTACGGAGGATCAATACGAAAATGGCAGCGGATTTAAGACGATTAAGGTTATCGAATAACACACGAAATCAGGCGTTAAGCGGCCGCCGATACCTAATATACCCGTAATACTTTCCGGCGGCTCATACGCTTTAATTTCGTGGTAAAATCATTGAAAGGAGACGATGCGGAATGTCGATCAATAAAACGCGTGGCTTTCTTTACGGATTATCCCGCCTGCTTGGCGATGTAAATGCGGTCAAGAAAGGAACCGTAGGAAAACGGATCGTACGAAGGGCAGCCGGGAAGCAAACCGGAAAAGCCCTGCGCAAACTATTTAAATGACGGAATAATTTACCGCAACCGAATCGCTTTGTCTCGGCGGACTCTTACTATATCATTATAGTAACTACGCTGAAACGAGGTGATTCTTTTTGTTTATTTCGCCCATGCTGCTTGAATCCGCAAAGGAGCCGTTTAACTCTGACGACTATATCACGGAAACCAAATTCGATGGCATCCGTCTGATCGCGTCTAGGAATAACGGTTTAATCCGCCTCTACACTCGCCACAACAACGAAGTCACCTCTAAATTTCCGGAACTATTAACGCTCGACATACCGGACGGCACCATATTAGACGGCGAGCTTATCGTACCTGGTCCGACAGGCGCTGGCGATTTCGAGGCCGTCATGGAACGGTTCCAGTCGCGAAAAAGTTATCATCCGATAGTGTTTTGCGTTTTTGATGTCCTGCGGATAGAAGGCGTTTCGGTTACGTCCAAGCCGCTAAGTGAACGAAAAGAATTGCTGGCCGGTCTAAAAATCGATCATCCTAACGTTAAAGTAGTCGAAGGCGTTCGCGGCCATGCTACGGATTATTTCGAATTAGTCCGCGAAAATAAGATCGAGGGAATCGTTATGAAGCGGGCAGACGCTCCATATACGGAAAATAAGCGGTCGGATCGCTGGCTGAAGATCGTAAACTACGAATATACTGACGTTTTGATTACGGGATTGCGCAAGGAAGACAATGCGTTGCTGCTTTCATACCTGGACGGCCAGTATGCCGGCGTGATGGAATTTATGCCGTATGGTGAGCGGCGGAAGCTACATGCGGATAGAGTAATCGTGGAGGAAACGGAGAGGTATGCCTATATCGAGCCGATTGGGTGCCGCGTTAAGCACCGGTTCAAGACGAAAAACGGCTTGCTTCGGATTCCTTCGTTCCATGAATGGCGTTGAATGTGTCGGTCATTTATCGTATTCTAATAGTCGGAGGTCGAGAACGAATGGATTACGAAACAAAAGGCTATGATACGACGATTGTATACGATTATAAAGAGTATCCGGACGTCCACTACGGGCGCTGCGATAACTGCGACTATACGCTGTTCAAAAGTTCGGTGAAGGACGGAATTTTCCTACGCGAGTGCCGTCGTTGCGGTATGAAGAAGAGCATATAAAAAAGAAAGGCGCCAATTACGGCGCCCTTTTCCATCCATCTACAGCTTCTTCACGTTAAACATCGCAAGCAGCGTCTTATCCGGCGTCTTGGATTGTCGATAAAACACGTTAGGATTAAACGTATATCGTTCCGGTTCGCTGCCGACCTTTATTCGCGCGACAACGAACTCTCCGTCGAATTTCATCTGCTTCAGTCGGCGGCCAAGCGTATCAGGCGTTACTCCGATCGCCGCCGCAAGCTCTTTCTTATTGAACCATCGGATATGCTTCGGATTCTTTTCGAATGGATTTTCGCAAAGAGCGTTAGTTTCGTAATGGACGAACGGCAGCATTCGGTAGATCAGACCGATGTCCGTCGCCTTCACTTCGCTGTACACCTTCTTGATCTTCGCGGTATAGAGCTTAACGACGTATTGGCTTCCGAAGTTACCTTTGAAATGATAGCGTTCGTTCACCGAATAGGCGCCGTTTTCTTCCCGGATAATGTCGTGCGCAGTACAGGCGCTTAGGAAATCGTAGAACGTTCGCGGCTTTTTCACGAGCTGTAGAACGGACATCATATCCGCTGTAGTCATCGGAGTTTTATTACGGCTAGATTTAACGAGAACACCGTTGTAGTCAACGTAGCATTGCAGCAGCATTAAATAGCCGCATTGTGCCGTTGTGAGAGCGTCATAGACTTCGTGAATATTAGACATATTCGCATTGGAAAAGTCTCGCCTGTCCACCGCCTGCTTTTGTTGCTCCCGGAAGGCTTCGTCCTGGTTCCGATGTCTAAGCGTGTAGTCTGTCGATAGATCTTCGCCTGTTTCTGCGTTTACTACTCGTAATCTTTTCAAAATATCGTCTCCTTTTTCGCATAATAAAAGAGCGCGGATGTGGCGCCCTCATAACGTATAGACAGCTAAACGGGTAAAAGTATCGGGGTTGGCGAGAAATTTTTTGGATATTGAACTTTCAGGGTGAAACTTTATTCATATTTAGATAAATCGTCTTCAACTTGTATCTGGTCGAGACGCTTATTAATTATTTCTATATACTCTTTTTCGGTCTCGAATCCAATCCACTTGCGATTATTTAATTCACAAGCTACTGCTGTTGTTCCGCTGCCTAAACAGTTATCAAGTACCGTATCACCTTCGTTGGTGTAAGTCTTGATAAGGTATTCAAATAATTCAACTGGTTTCTGTGTCGGATGCAAACCTGTATCATTTTTAAACTCCAAAAGGCTGTTCGGATAACCTGTTTTTGTTTGTTTGTACGAGTCTTTCAATCCTGGTCTATCACCGCCATAATTAGCTCTCATTGTTTTGTTGTTTTTTACTGTTTTATCTATTTCCAATAGACCTTGTGGAAAGTACCTCATTTTGTTTTTGGAATTTGTAGGAATTCCGCCTTTACTGAAAACTAAAACATTTTCGTGCTTCTTCATCGGTTTGTTTTTTGCGTCAAACGCCCCCCAACTATACTTTTAATCCATATCCACTCATATTTAAAAAGTTCTATTTTGCTATTAACCAACTGACTTGTAAAAGGTTGAGAAGCTGTTAAGACTATTGCTCCGTTGTCTTTTATGATGCGTTCGTATTGATCCCAAAGCGGTTCAAAGGGGATTATAGTATCCCACTTACAAGCGGTCGTTCCATATGGTAAATCACACAAAATCATATCCACGCTCCCGGCGGGAATTAATTTCATACCCTCTAGACAATCCATTTGATATGCTCTATTTAACTCTAAACTTCCCAATAACTCTTTCCCCACTTAATCACTCCTGTATTTGTTTAATTTACTTTTTAAGACTACTTTCACGATTTTCATAATGGTCTTTATAACATTCCATCATATCTTCAAACACCGTATATTCATCCGTGCATTCTGAACAAATACATAGGTCAAAACTACTATCATTATAATCTCCTATACTAACTCTCCTTCACCCTCATAGTTCAAGAAACTACTTATCTATTAAACTGCAAATTATTTACTGTTTTACCTTGTTAGGTGCATACCCAATTTTTTCGCCGGTTGCGATATTGACCGTAAATTGTCCCGGCGTTTTTCCTTTTACAAAATCGTTATAACGGTTCCTTCGCTCTTTATTTCGCGCCCTGGCCGCCCTATCAACGAACTTTTCCTCATATGAAGAGCGTTTTCTTCGCGTCGGAACTTTGTAATTCCGGCCATCCGCTCCATACTCTTCAGCAAGTTTTTCGGAAGCTTCCGACTTGATGCGCTCTTCTCGTTGTGTCTCGCTCATGATCGGGTACTCTTCGCGAGCCATTTTATCCGGGTGTGGGTTCGTTAGCTCTTCGTAGATTACAAGATTCGCCATACGTTCAAGCGCGATAGAATCTGGATGCTCTCCAACGGCATCAAAGTAAGCGTCGGCCAGCGCAGTAATTTCCTCGATACGTTGAATGCGGTCCAGCTCTCCGGACTTTGTTCGTTGGTACATATCCGTAATCATTTCGTGCAATAGCGCTTTATCCATTAATTCGTCCTCCCGTCGAGTATCCTTCGCCATGTCCCGCCCAATAGTAGTAAATATCCGCAATTGAATCGGCTGCACGATTTATCAGATGATTAATCGAATCCTTGCCAACTCCCATCTGTTTCCCCGCCTCGACTTGCGTCAGATCTTCGAAATATACGAGCCGGATGGCATCGCGCTGCCTATCAGTTAGATCCGCAAGCTCAATCGCATTGTGCAGATCCAGCAGCACTTCGGCAGCTTCGTATTCTCCGAGTCGTTTGCGGCTGACGAACTTCGGATAATCGGAGAGCAGCGTTTTAACACCCTCCGCATTGTCTAGCGCATATGTCGCTTCAAATTCGCGATCCTTTCGGTGTAGATCGACTTTGACTGATCCCATTAAACCGCCTCCAATTCGTTGTTTTGTCCTTGCGCCTTAGGAATCGCATTATCAAACGATATAGTTGCGAAAGAATTTTTTCGTTAATAACTTCGTTAACAATTCGTACATCTCTGTTGACTATCGGTAACTAATCCGGATATACTGAACGTAAATACTTTCGTAAGGAGATTCGTTATGACACTTACGTGGATTCCAAACGACTTTGAGCGCAATACCAAAGCGTATATAACAATAGAAAAGCAACGACGTTTATTTATTTCGGCCGGTGCGCGGCGCGTCATCGGACTGCCTACTGACGGACCGTTTTATTTATCCGTCGCATATGACGCGGCAGAAAAGCGCATTGTTGTTGGCAAACCTGAACTCGTTAACCAGCCGGACGCCAAACCGTTCAAGTTCGATAAACGCGGTAATGTTTCGGCATGGCCGTTCTTGCGTAAGATCGGCATTAATATCGATAAGCTTCCGCAACGATACTATTTGATTGGCGATGGCGAGGCGTCTAAACAGCCGTATCTGGCCTATCCGAAGCACACATTCGCGTTTCAGTTAGACGAGTAGCTCCGCCATAATCTCGTCCAGCTTCTCGTATAACTCTTCCGGCTTGCCTGTGTTCTCAATTTCGTAATCAACTTCGAAACTATTGACGGCAAGCTCGGTCGGATGCTCCAAGTCGGCAAGATCGAATTGATCGCCGGCTTTTTTAGCGCGTTCAATACGGATCTCGGCCGGTGCTGTTATGCGGATAAATACGAAGCCTTCGTCCTTCAATCGCTTGTATTCGTTAGGCTGGCGGCAATCATCGATGATCACGCGATTCTTTAGCGCCGTATTGCCGCAGTCGCAAGGGTGGCGGTCGAGATAAGCGGCTATTTTCGGCATGAGATCGTCGATCCATACGTCCTCTCCGAAGGCTTCCCGCGCCCACTGCCCGAACTTCTGATAATGAGCGCGTGGCTTCGGATTTCTCGGAACATGAGGAAAAGCGCGGTGGAATGCGTCCTTTAGTTCGTCGCCAAATGCGAACGGCTGGAAATCGTAGTGCAGCGAGATGTATGACGCCGCGAGCGACTTGCCTGCGCGAAGTGGTGCGGTGAGGGCGATCTTCATTGGCGTTCCTCCTTGGTTGCTCCGGAGATATATTCGATCTCGTGCGTAGCAAATTCGCCCACCTTAGCGTTGATGCGAACGGACATAACTCCGTGCAACTTCTTACCGTCCTGATAAACTTCGAACCTTCCAGGTTTCCGACAAATAAATACTAGAGGAGCGTCTGTCGCCGGAAAGCTTTCTTCTATATCCGCTTCCAGGTGCGCCACCTTTCCGTCCGTTTCCTTTGCGGCATATTTCAGCGCCTCCAATTCTTCGCCGTGCCTCCGGTTGTCTTTGTGCAGCGTGTCGATCTCGTCTTTCATACGCTTCATTTCTTCGTACACATAACTGCCCATCTCCTCGTTCTCCGCGCGATCATGTTCGACTTTTTCTTCTAACGCAGCGATATCGTGGCGGATGTCCGAATCGGCATTCCGCAGCTCAGCGATTCTTCCCGGCCCCATTTCGTTCCATCCGAGATCTTCCTTGATCCGTTTATTCTCGCGTTCCAATTCCGCAACACGTGTCGCCAGGTTAGCGATAACGTCGATCGGGTCGGATGGCTGCGGCTCTTCTTCGGAGGATTCGACCGGGATGAGGACGAGATATTCGGATCGCTTTACCCACCCCATCGGAGACGCGTCGATATCTTCTTCGCTGAACACCTCGGTTACTGTCGCTATTTTACCGATATCTCCATCTACGGCTAGGCCATCATCAGGCGCAATTATGACGATCTTTTCGTCCACTTCCGCCTTTCGATCGACCATTTCGTAGCGCTCTCCGTCAATGTGGACGATATTGGTCGGTTCGAGGACGTGGTATTCGCGATCATATAAGGCAATCAATTGCCCATTTACGAGAATAGATTCCGCATAATAACCGAATCTTGAGTCGTCTTTTACAAATCGACTGACAAACGCCATATCACCGTTCCTATATTCGGATTGACAGTCTGCCTCAACAATAACAATTCTTTCGCCCTCTATCGCCTTCCTATCGACTTCAACATATTCGCGTTTGATTCCGCCAAGCGATTCGTCAGCCAATACGTGGATTTTTTCGTTAGTTTTCGTCATTTATTCCGCCTCCTTAAAAGGTGCTTCTGGGATATCATCCGGAATTTTTGGCGCAGTGTATTTGCAGAAGATCGTTGCTTTGTCGGATTCTAGTGCGTAGGGATGAACCATTTTAGCGGGTACTGTCGCGACGAACGTCCATCCTTTATCGATTCTTCTGGCAATCGACTCTTTATCGGCATACTCACGTGTAATAACAACATCAAATTCGAGCATTTATTCGTCCTCCCATACGTAATGTAACGGGTTATATCCGGACCAGGTATCGCCTAATACTGCGGATACCTTTGCAACTGTTTCCGGATCTATTTCCACCTTTCGGATTTCGCCCTCTTTGACTTCGCCGTAAATTTCGTTGTGTTTACCGAGGATTTCTCCAAAATCGATCACCTCTCCGATTAAATCAGCGACTTTCGCTTCTGTCGCAACGAAAAGCCCTTCTACAACTCCGTAACCGAATCTCCATCCGAATTTCCACAAGTATTTAGTTTCGTCCATATCCGATCGCCCTCCCGTTATTTAATAACCCGCAAGTCTACCGACTGCCGACCGAACTGTACCGCGTCGGCTTCATTTGCGACCAATAGATCGAGACGTGCGCCTTTAATCGCGCCTCCCGTGTCGATCGCCTTCGCCCGAAAGCTCGAACCGTCAGCGAGCCGGACTTCAACCGTAGAGCCAAGCGCAATCACAGACGGATCGACCGCTATGACGCGTGTGCCTTCGTAATAGATCGAATGGCTGACGTCGACTCCCGTTTTTGTGATGCCGGTGCAGCCTTCCGCACAGAATGCCGTGTAAGCTGTCGCGGTGAAAGTCCGCCATGCTGACGTCTTAGTGACGGTCGGATTCTTCGCTTTCTTCAACGCCTTGACTTCGTCCTCAAGCGCCTGTATCTTCGCGTCCTTTTTCGTTATCTCTTTCGTTAATTCTCTGTTGCGCGATTCAGCCGATTGGATGGCGGCCTGCTCTGGCGTTATCCTTGGCGGTTCTGGCGGCTGATCTGCCGGACAGTGGCCGGAGAATAGCTGCGCTGTTAGCGTGAAATTCGTTAGGATACCGATGCTTACACCTCCGTTTTGACCAATTCGCAAATGCTGACGGGAAATTTCGGTTTGACTAACTCGTAGACAGCTTTCGCGTACTCTTGAATTTCGACTTGACTATCGTGTGCCAGGCGTTGGTTTAGGAAATGCGCGACCGATTGAAGCGATGCCGTCCAGTAGTAGCGTACGTACATTCCGTAAGCCGGAAGGAATAGACGCGCTTGTTCGGCGCAAACACCCGATTTCATTGCCCGTTCATATAAACGCTCACCGAATGCAACGAAATCGAGTAGATCTTGCGTGGCTATTTTGCCTTGGCTTTCCGGCAGTGTTTCGCCGCTTCCTTGCTTCGAATTTTCCGGGGCAGAGCGCCATTCATCCGCCTGTGGAATGTAAAACATAGGCTCTTCGGTAACATAGCGCCGACTCGATTCGTTCCAAGCGTCCATTGTGTGATCGGACCCGACAATATATTTCCAGTGCTGGCGCGCAACCATCAGCGGAGCATAGATTTCGAATTGAACCGTCGCATGACGGAACGGCGACGTATGCCCTTCCCGCGCAAGGAATTTAATAAGCCGGATGTCCTTTTCGGATAGTTCGGTAGATTCCTTGTCGTAGGAAACGCGGGCTGAGTTCACGACGGAAAGGTCGGAGCCCATTGCGTTTGTTAGGCGGACATAGCCGTGGTCGAGCACGTCAATTTTGTCGTTCATTTAATCGTCCTCCTATATCTCCGATTTTGCTTCGAGAGCTTCCAATAATATTTCACTAATTACGCTTTCTTCTAGGGAAGTAGTTCCGTCTAGTACTTCACGACAAATTCGTATTATTTCGTTAAGGCTATCCAATTATTTCGCCCCCTTTACCCCGCTACTCCCGAATCCACCCGCACCTCGATCGCTATCGCCCAACTCGGTTACTTCCGTAAATGCCGCCTGCTCAACCGACTTAATTACGGCCTGGGCGATGCGATCTCCTTTGCGGATGAGATATGTTCCGATAGGCATCCATCGAAAGTTTTCCGGCGCTCCCTCGATCGTATCGAACAACGCACCCTCTACCGTTCGGTAGCAAGTGTCAGTTCTAACGGTGTAATTAACCGAAAAACGCTCGATTTTATGCTCCTTCTGCTCAATATTATCGACAATCACTCCGACTTCTCCCCGATAGCCCGCGTCAACTGTACCGAGCTGAACGCGAAGCTTCGTCTTCAGCGTAATGCCGGAGCGTGGTCGGATCTGCATTTCGTAGCCTTCCGGAATCTCGAACGCTAGCCCCGTTTTGACTAGCGCAGTTTCTCCCGGCTCGATAATGACGTCTTCTGTCGCAACCAGGTCGAAGCAGGCGTCTGAAGCGTGAGCATATTGCGGAATTTGTGCATCGGGTGACAGGCGTTTAATATTTACGTTCATTCGAAAACCTCCTCGTTAATAACTGCGCATATACTTTCATAATGGCAAATTAGTCGAAATAGAAATCGTCATCCTGAAGCGCTTCGACCGTCGCCTTCTTGTATCCGTTACCCTTTTGACTGAAGAAGTCCATCGATTTCGTCTTCGTACTCAGCCCGTTCAGCACGATCGGATTTACCGTTTCATCTTCGAAATACGGATCGAATCCGAGATTCATCAACGCCTTGTTTCCGTTGTATCGCACGAACTTCTTAACGTCGTGAGTCAGTCCGACCTGATCGTAAAGATCTTCGGTGTACGCGGCCTCATTCTCGTAGAGTTCCGCAAGCAATTCGACGGCAAAGTCGCGCAATTCGATCTGTACGCCCGGTGACTGGCGATTGTAAATTTCCTGCGCAAGCAATCCGACATAGACGCCGTGGATCGCCTCGTCGCGGATAATGAGATTAATGATCTCGCCGCTGTTCATCAGCTTTCCTTGGCCGTAGAAATATAACGGATAATAAAATCCGCTGTAGAAAAGGAAACTTTCGAGGTAGACCGACGCAACCATCGCCTTGTATAACGAAATGTCATCGCCAGCCTCAATCGCGTTATATAGGCCGCCAATGATTTCGGCTTTCCGCTGCAAGTAGCGATTCGTCTTCACCCATTCGAACAGTTCCGTGATTTTCTCCGTTGGCGCAAGCGTCATGAAGATGTTCGAATAGGATTTCGCATGGACTGCGTTTTCCATCATCGCCATAAAATTTAGGACGGCTTTACGTTGGTGGCCGGATACCTGGGCGGCAATTAGCGGCATACCTTCGTTCCCTTGCTCCGTGTCGAGTAGCGTTAAACCCGCGAGCACTTTCATATACGTATCCTGTTCGTTGGCTCCGAGATATTTCCACGTTAGGATGTCGCCATTTAGCGAAATCTCTTCCGGAAGCCAAAACTGCTTAACGTTCTGTTCGTAAAACATCTGCGTGAATCCGTCGTCGTGTTGCGACCAGTTAGCCGCTGTATATTGCGTCAATTATTCGTCCTCCTTTTCATCCTCCGAATATAATCTTTTTGCCATTCAGTAAATCTAACGCCTAGGTACCGCTCTAAGAATTCGACCATATCCATTCGATCGACCTCCTCTCTGTTTAAACGACACACGACAAGCAGCCTTCCTGTCCTGTATCTTTAGTTCGCGCATAGTACAGCGTCTTGATCCCTTTGTGATGCGCGTAAAGGTCAATTCGGTTAAGATCGCGTGTCGTCATCGTATCTTTTAAGAACAGCGTAAATGAGATGCCCTGATCGACATGTTGCTGGATCGTCGCGATCATATCGACAACTTTGAACATATCCATGTCGTACGCTTCCTTATAGAAGAACCAATTCTTTGCGCTAAGCCCCGGCATCGGATAATACGTCTTGGAATTTCCGTATGTCCTTTCCTCAATCCGCTCCATAATCGGCATGACCGACGCCGTTGCCGACTGAACGTACGAAATAGATCCCGTCGGTGCAATCGCGAGTCTGTACGAATGGTAGAGTCCGTATTTTCGTACGTTATCCTCCAGCCGAACCCAATCGATGCGTTCCGGAATTTCAACGCCTTCAAACATCTTCGCGACCTTCTCCGTTTTAGGAAGGAAATCTCCTGCGACGTACTTATCGAAGTAGCTTCCGTCCGCATACGTTGATCCTTCGAATCCCTCGAACGTGCTGCCGGTTTCCTTCGCAAGCTCCATCGACCGCACCAGCGACCAATAATTGACGAGCGCAAAGAATACGTTAGCGAAGTCGCGAGCCTCTTCCGATTCATAAGCGATCCCATTCTGCGCAAGATATCCGTGTAGATTCATCGCGCCAAGTCCGATCGAACGCATCTGACGGTTAGCCTTAGCGACTGCCGGCGCGTTCTTAATATTCGTTGATTCTGATACGACCGTCAGCGAATCGACTGCGAGCTTAACTGTTTGCTCGATCGACTTATTCGCCATGACGTTCGCAATGTTCAGCGATCCGAGATTGCACGAGATGTCGAGGCCGATTGCGTCCTCTTCGCCGTAGTCGGTGTACTCCGATACTTTGGACGCCTGAAGCACCTCCGAACACAAATTCGAAAATTTAACCTTCGAAATGTGATTCAGCGCATGCGCCGCGTTTACGTTATCTTCGAACATTAGATATGGGTACCCCGATTCGGACCGTAGAATCGCAAGCTTTTCGAGCAGCTGTCGCGGGTTGATTTTATCTTTCCGAACGTTCGGATTCTCGACGAGCTTGTCGTACATTTCTCCGATATCCATTTCGTCAAGATGCTCGCCGTATTCCTTATAGACCGTATGTGGATAGAAAACGTATGCGTCCCGGTCTTCACGAGCCAGTTCGATGAATTTATCCGGAATGACTACGCCGATCGATAGCGTCTTGACCCGAACATCTTCATCTGCGCTGATCTTCTTCGTATCCAGGAACGCGTCAATGTCCGCATGGAATACGTTAAGATACGCTGCACCGGCTCCCTGTCTTTGCAGACCATTCGGACGTGTTCGCTACGCACGCCCCGCCTTTCGGCTGCTCCGTGTTACCACGAAGATTAGACTATATCTTCGCCCACGTGGGGCGCCTCCTGTTTCGACTGCCAATCGCTTGCAGCCTACGGCTTTCACCTAGTCGTTGCACGTTCAAGACGTTTTATCGAGATGTTTCCATCTATGCCGCCAACAGATCTTCTCGACTATCGATTTACTCGCGTATGAGTGAGCTTTTCGTATTTCCGAAACGCTCTTACCGCTTTGATATTCTTGCAATATAGATCTCGCTTGTTGTTCGGTGATTTTGGATGACGGATGACTTTCACCGACGCAAAGCAACCCGTGTTTTGAGGCGTGCTGAGCATTCTCTTTTGGTGTCACCCACTCCAGATTATCGATGCTAGGGTTTGACTTATCCCCGTCAATATGATTTACTTGCGGTAGATTGTTCGGGTTGGGTATAAAGTGAAGAGCTACTAAACGGTGAACCCGTCTGCCAACAGCTTTACCGTCTCTGTAGAGAGTTACTTTGACGTACCCTTCTCGATCTTTCTTTGTTTTGACCAAAGTCATACGTCTTAAATTAACAACTCGACTATGGTTGGTGATTCCGTAATCAGGAAAACCTTCTATAGGAACCAACTCTTCTCCATCTTCCAGAACGAAGGGTATTTTCGTCTTCCGTAGCCCCATCTTCATTACCCGATGATTTATTGCTTCTCTTGAAACCCCTAACACCTCACCGATTTCTCTAGCGCTCATTTTGTAGTAATTCTCGCGAATAAAATCCTCATCGATATCCAATTTGTTATGCGGTCGTCTTGCTTCGCTCATGATCGTCCTCCTTTAGTAGTTTTTGGCCCTACCGCTTTGAGGAGTTCCCATGAATTAAAGAGGTTTTCGATCGCCATTGCTGACGAAAGGGGCCAATTCAACCCATTTGATCCGCATACCGGAACGCATTGTCGAGCAGCTTCATGACGCCGACGACGCCTTTCGTCGAATTCTCAACGCCCTTGATCGCTTCGCCTTTCGCCCTGATTTTCGATAGATTAAGCGAGACGCCACCGCCAAGTTTCGAAAGCTGCATCGCCATGTCTACCGCGCGACTGATATCGTTCAGAGAGTCGCCGACTTCGAGAAGGAAGCACGATACGAGTTCGCCGCGTCGCTTCCGTCCGGCATTTAAGAACGTCGGCGTGGCCGGTTGATATTCCTGACGGATCATCATTTCCGCAAACTCGACCGCCTTGGCTGCGTCTCCTTTCGCGAAGAATAGCGCACAGATGGCGATTCGGTCTTCGTAGCGTTCGAGGATCTTCTTCTTATCGTTCGTCTTCAGCGCGTAATCGTTATAAAACTTGAACGCACTCATAAACGAAGGGAAACGGAACTTTTTCGCGTAGGCTGCCTTGTAGACCGCTTTGATTTCGTCGAACGTATACGGCTCGAAGACTTCGCGTTCGTAATAGTCGTTCTCGATCAGATAGTCGAGCTTTTCGCGCAGATCATGGAAAAATACCGTATTCTGATTCACGTAATCTATGAAATAACTGCGGACGGCTTCGGCATCCTTTTCGAATTGAAATCCGCCGTTTTTCCGTATCATAATTTCGTTATTAAGTTCGATATACTTCGCGTGTTTATTCGTCAATAGCTCTCACCCTTTCCGTAAATATCCGTATATCTTCCGCCGTGCCCGCCAACTCGAACTTGTGAACGATTGGCACTCCGTATTCTTCCGCAATCAGATCCGCCGCCTTTGCGAAGTTACTCCCCCAATTCTTGTTCCCCGACGCAGCCACGCCCGCCATTAAATCGCCATTGTCTGCGAGGAAGTCCCAAACGGTGCCGGCAACCTGGCCGAATCCGTAAGTTCCCGTTACCAACACGAACGGTTCCGTCAGCATCATATCCGCCTTGATTTCGACCGCAGGAAGGCCGGTCTTGGCTACGAATCGGCGGACGTTGCCGGCCAGCGAGTAATAGGCGATTAGCATAACGACGCCACCAGCACTCCGATAGGAATTGCGTACATAATTAGGACAATAATTTTCGCAAGTCTTTCCGCTTTTGTTTTCGTTTCCTCTACGAGTGCCAGCAGCGTAAAAAGTAATAGGCACGCTATCGCAACGTATGTCATTCGATCGACTCCTTCCGTTTTAATTCCGCCTCTATTTCGTCTTTTCGCGCCTGAATCCGGTCACGCTCGTTTTTCAATTCGCTCAGCTTCGTGTCGTGCCGGCTGATTGCGTAATCAACATCGATAAGTTGTTCGTCAAGCCATCGCAAGGACTGCCGTAACTGTGCGGCCGGGACGCCGTAGCATTCGTAGGTCATTGTGTTTCCTCCTCTACGTCCTTTTGAACGCGTTTATGTTCGCGGTATGCCTTTTGTAGCCGGACAGCGCTGCCACAGATAACTACCGCCACCATGAAGACTGCTATGATACTTATAACGACCCAAACAATCACACCAATAACCGGAATCGCGAGTAGAAAATTAGTGACAAAATATCCGATACATCCTCCCGCGACACTCAGACCGATTAGCGCAACGATCGTTAGGGCTTCGATAAGTCGCTGCTTAAACATTCGATCACTTCCCTCCGATCGTGTCGAGGATTTCCTTGATTGCGTAGTATTCCGGATTGATTAGCGCTTTGATACCTTCTGAGATCGCGAAAATACCGAACCCTCCCGGAAGAATCACTGACAGACCGACAATGATCACCAATAAACCCCACTCGACATCCCAAGCCCCGCAGTCTGATTCGTACGCTTTTACAGCAATCTTCGTAATTATGACTCCCGCGACCACTGCGATCATTAGAAAAACGGCTCCGATAATCGCATCAGTCACACCGTTAGCAAACGCCTGCTTAACGAGAACTCCGTATACGTGCTCGGCCGCGACCCCGAGCTTTTCCGCCAGCTTATCGATATACTCCATCGCTTTATCCATTCGAATCACTCCTTCGGCTTAATAATCTTCTCGCGAATCAGATACGTAAGCGCCACCGCACAGGCATCGCTATGATCGTCTGTTGCGAATTTGTGGTCGGCCGACAAACCGAGCCATTCGCGAACGCTCTCGGCAACTTGCGGCTTCTTTGCGTTTCCGTTTCCGGTGACCGTCTTCTTAACGTTTGCCGGCGTAACATGGACGTCGACTTCGTATCCGTATCGGTGAAGCGCCCGTTCGACGGACGACCATGTTCCGTGAATCTTATTGTTCTGCGCATAGTTGCGGCTTGGCGGCCATATCTCCCGAACGATTACGTCGAACGGCTGATTATCGCGAACAAATAGTAGCGTAAATGCTTCGATCTCCTCATACCGCAATGGCTGATCGGTTGATGCGGACGTTTTAAAGTGAGCGGATTTTATTAGGCGAGCTTTTCCGCCCTTTGCTTCGATGATTGCGAATCCTGGCGATGTTAACGAAAGGTCAAGGCCGAGGATTCGGATAGGCTTGGCGCTACTCATCAGCCCGCACTCTTTCGATAAATTCGAGCGCCTCAACGTACTGCCGTTTCGTAGATTCGTATACGTTCGATCTCCGTACCTGCGACACTTTTGCGCGAAGCTCCGCCAGTTCTTCGTCCGTCAGCGACTTCGCAATAGCCGTCTTGTATCCGTTAAACGTCCATCCGTTCAGATCCAACGGTAAAGGCGTTCCCTTCTCGACAGACTTGCGAATCTCTACGAATCTATCGAATAGCTGCTCGACCTCTTCCTCCGTAATTTCGATGCCGAACGCCCGCATGTCCGGCGACTTTTCGAATTCCCCTTCCGGATACACCCACGACTTCTTAGACGCGTTTACGTAAAGGATAACGTATAGGTCGACGCCATACATCGGACCGTAGGCGACGCATTGCTTGACGTGCTTTTCTTCCGGCTGCCGCATCGAATGGAGGGACGTCTTTGCGGCGGTCGTCTGCTTCGATTTGATTTCGAGACCGACGCGCAACACCTCGCCGTCTTCCGTTACGTAGCGCATGATGCCGTCGCACGTTCCGTAAAGGTTGAACGAGTATCCGCGATGTGTGACCGGATGATTCCTTTTCGCGAAATCCTCGAACATCGGCGTGCCGTCTTCGTTCTTTTCGAAGCTGAACGGACAGGGGCGGCCGGTCTTCTTCTCGAAGTGTTTCTCCATGAAGAGAATGTCGCGCTGGATTACGTCACCGATCGCTGTACCAATCCGAGTCCACCGTCCTTGATACGGAGGCTTTTTCGTTTCGTCTCTCGGAGATCCGATCGCTTTATGGTAAAGCTCGCGCGGGCAAGCGTTAGCAGATGACGGTGAGAAATACGGCTTCTTCGGAAATACTTTCGGAGCATTGGCGTACCATTTATGGATCTGCGCGTCCAGGGCGTTATCCCACGTCTCCGGCAGCGAGTGCCATTCGTTTAGATATTCGACCAACTCATCCGCAATCTGCTGCGCGTATGTGGTCGGTTCTTTTAATTGTGCCCGCAGTGAATTTGCGGCTGATCTTCCGTTTGAATTCGTCAATTAATCACGTCCTTTCATTGCGCGATCAATAATTCCGCCTAATTTAAAGAACATTTCATGGTCTTCCGGGAAAGCGCGCAGCAATCGCATTAGGTCGGTATTATCTAACGCCACTAGATGGACCGTTCTAACGACTGCGTTTTTAGGCGTGAATTTTAACGGGCGATCTACGGAATCTTGGATGATGTTTAAGAATCCGTTATATTCTTTAGAGACATGCGGAAGATATCGCTTGAATACCTCAATCGTCGCCTCTACGTCGTTTAGCGCCCGGTGGTGGCCGTTCAATTCGATATTGTTGCGCTTAACCACGTCCTTCAAGCTCGCTGATAACTCCGGCTCCACAAAACGAACCATAGCTCGCGTACAATGAAAGTATTCGGGTTCGATCCCGCCTCGACTAATAAACGAAAGATCGAACGGAGCGTTTTGCGCAACTACGATAGAATCGCCGATAAACTCTCGTAAACTATCAAGTGCTTCGGTTTCGATCGGAGCGCCTTCGAGATCCTCCGCAGTGATGCCGGTTAATTTCGTGATAAATTCCGGCAGTTCCCGGCCTTCCTCGAGCGCAACCATTGTGTGAAAGCGATCAATTTCGTCGAACCAGTCATCGATTTTAATCGCGCCGATTTCGATGATCTGATCGTTTTGATAATCGAGTCCTGTCGTTTCCAAGTCGAGCACAACGTATTTCTTTCCCATTAAACCGCCTCCTTAGGTTTTCCGTTCTCAAAGTCCCAATCGTTTGGGCTATATTCATCCATCCAACACGGCTCGATTACTGTGTCGCAAGCTAACGGAAGAACTAGCGTGAATGTATTCGTCATGATGTCGTCTAATAAATCCGTTGCTTCTTTCGTTAACTGGTCGTTTGGTGTAGCGAACTTCAATTCGTCGTGCAGTGTCAGCGGAAACTCCCACCCGCGCTCAAGCACACATTCGTAGTGAGCACGGATCATACACATCTGAAGGATATTCGCGCCCGATCCTTGAATCGTATGGTTAAACGCAGCGCGCTCACATCCGCCTGTAAATCGCATCAGATCCCAAAATTCAGAGCGCTCTTCCCACCGTAATTTATTGGTTTTCTTGCCGAGCTCCGGGTCGTTCTTGTCTTTGATGCCGCACTTGCGCATAAGCTGGCATAGCCGTTTGTATTTCTCGACGTACCCCGGAAAACGGCGCTTCTGTTTGAAGATTGTAGCAGTCCATCCGTGCTTACGTAGGTGAGCGAATGTGGCTTCGACCATCCCTTTGAATCCCGGCAATATTTCGTCAAACTTTCCGTAGGCGACTTTCGCCTGCTCTTCGTCAATCCCGAAAGGAATAACGCCTTTGTAAAACATATCGAATGCCTGACCGTACCCGATTGCGAGGAACATCTGCTTCATCGCTTTCCGGTAAGCCGGTACTGCGTCTGGTGTTCCTTTGACGGATTTATAGTACGCCTCCGTACAGATCTCCTTCGGAACATCGAACAGGATTGCGGCAAACTCAACGTACGGATCGAGTCCCTTTCGATACATATCCGCGAATATCTCGTCGTCAAACTCGGTTGCCATTCTGTGCGCCTGAATCCGCGGTTCTATCGATGATAAGTCGGAGCCTAAGAACGTAAATCCTTCCGGCGGCTTGAACGCCATCCGCACACGCTGCCCTTTTTCGGTACGAGATGGGATGTTCTGGATATTCCGGCCTTTTTCCGTCTTTTTCTCCGCTTCTACCAGCTTCCGCATGTGATCAACGAAGTTGTTGTCGTTAATGTCTTCGCGATAGAGGTCGTTTTCTTTTCCTTTATACTTTTTCGAACTGTAGCGACCAGTCGATACGGTTTGTAGTTGCGTATGGAGACGGCCGTCAGCATCTTTCACGTAAGGAATCCGGTTGATGAACGTTCCTAATAACGTCGTCAACTCCGAGAATGTTGCTAACGGTTTGAGTCGCGCATCTTCCTTGAAGTAAAGCGCCAGGACGTCCTTGCTGACAGCCCGCGTTTTCTTCTTATCGATAATCTTCGTTTTGTCCTCGATCCCGATTACGTCGTAAATTAAATACTGAAGATGTTGGTCCGAATCGAGATTGAATTCGTGAATGTAATCCGGTGCGTTTTGCGGAATGGCCGGCGCAAGAGGCTCCGTTTTGTACTTTCGGATACGCTCTTTTAATTGCGCATATTTCTTCGTTGCCGGGTTTGCCCGCTTGATCTCCGCCTCACACTTCGCAAGCATCTCCTGTTGTTTTGCGATCTGCTTTTCGCGGTTTTCTTGCCATGCTTTGATCTTGTCGCCTTTTAAGTGCATCGACATTTTATAGAGGAAGTCGTCGTCGATACCGTATGCTTGGTGAATGTCATCGATCGCTTTTTGCAACTGCGGCTCATATTCATTTTTCAATCGCAAGAGTTCATCGTCATCGATCACGAATCCAGTTCGCTCGATCGTCGTATTGACTTCGTATAAATATTGCCGGATCTCAAAGTATGGATAATACAAGTCGTCGATCTTCAGCATCATATCGATCTGCCAGCGCGTAAGAAGCCAACCTTTCTCAACGTCCTTAATCGCGTATATGCCGACGATCTCGGGCGAGTACACCATCGGAGAGCCTTTCCCGAAAAGGTCCTCGAATGTGAAATCGTCTAAGTGGTCCGCCCCGATGTACTTTTTGTACTTCGTGACGAGTTCTTTCAAGCCCATCGAAGGCTCATGCTCGTTCATAAGCTGCGCGGCATCTAACGAGTCATATCGGAACCCCTTCGGCTCCAATCCGTCATTCAGAAACATCGAGTAGTCAAAGGGCGTATTATGAAACGCTTTGATATGGCGCGCGTCTTCGATAAAAGCTCGACAGATATCCAACGCAGCAGACCGCGAACATTGTTCTTCGTCAGTCAAGTGTCCGTAAGCAACGTAATAACCTTCGTTAAGACACGGTAGCCAAAACGAATATCCGCCTGACATATCGATGCGTGTATCTGTCCCGGAAGTCTCCGTATCCCATTCGGTGAACGACATCGCGAGAGGAATTTCGATTCCACGCTCAGCTAACTTCCGTCGGATGTGCGTATTGTTAAATAGATCGAACACTTTCCGAAACCACGGATCGTGCTGCTGCGCTTGGACTTCCTGACGCAATCGTTCGATCATGGGCGCCAGGTCTTCGTCTTTGGTGATTACGAAATAGTTATCCGGCTTTGTCTTTAACGTCTCCTGAATGCGTTCGTGCCGCTTGGCTTCGTTTTCCTTCACGAGTATCTGACGGCCAAGTCCGCATGCTTCAGTCTTCGTAAACTTTCCGGATTTAGTACGGACTAGACTGCCATCTTTAAACGACCGGAGAGCTGCGTTAAATTCCCGCTTTTCCTTGTCGTTAAATTTGCACGTCCTGGCGAGACGGTCGAACGCTTCTTCTAACGTCTCCTCTCGCTTTGCACTTTGCTTCCGCTTGGCTGTTTCGGCAACTTTTTCGTTTTTAACTTCGTCATTTTTAGGCGTCAAAGCGCTAAGATTCAACCGTAGATTGCCGAGTTCCATTCGCATCCTCCTTCCGCTTACGACGTCATAAATCTTCGCGACTTACGTACTTCCGCTTGTATTCCGCTCCATTATCTGCATACCAATCCGACCAGCAAGCGTTGTCGCAAAAGTACCGGTCGAAGAGCGAATCGTATGTTGCGGATCGCCCTTCGTTTAATACCCGGTTACATGAGGCGCAGATGGCGGCAGGTTTTGCGTCCACTTACTCGTCGCCCTTTCGATCGAACCGCGCTTCGACAGGCGTTACGAGGTTCAGGAGCTCAGGTTTTAGAAAATAAGACGTTCTATGACCTCCGTAATCGATCGCCTCAACTTCCGGATTTCCTTTATCTCCGAAACCGACAATTTCTCCGATTCCGCTATTTTCGAACCAGTTCCGATCATCGTACGCAACGACGTCACCTTCCTTATACTCGCCAACCTCGCGTCCGATTGCGGCCCATTTTTCGATCTCTGCGGCCTCTTCTTCCGGTAGGAGTTCGAGCTGATCAGGCGTTGCGTATCCGTAATAACAACCGCATTCAATCTGGATTTTCTTTTCAGCGTCACCATGATAGTAATCGTTATGGATTACGGTGTAGACTTTTCCGTTTTCGAAACCTAATAACGGATATACGCCGCCGCCCGATTTCAGCCGAACTTTAGCGCCTTTCTTAAACTTTGCGCGAGCTACCGCGTCTTTTGCTTCGGCAACTTCTTCGTCAGTGGCGCGGACGATATAGTCCGGTGTCTTCTTTGTGTACCCGTATTTAATTCCTGCGACAGACTTAATGCGAAAATCACAGTCATCTTCTCCGTAACTATTTTCGATGATTTCCACGATGTCTCCATTACTAAAACCAGCCATACAACTCTGAGTAGCGTTAACCACCTTCGCATAATCACCGACTTTCAGGTGCTCAGGCTTCGGTTCGACGGCGCTGACTTTACGGTAGACTTCGAATACTTCGCCATGGGTATCAAAATCGTCCCCTTCGTCATCGTAGATGATCGGATCCCCGCAATCATCTACGAACTCAATCTCGTAAAACTTCCCTGCGGTTAGATATTCGAATGAAGCTTCGTCAAACTTAACGAAATCGCCCGCTTTCGCCTCGCTCTTGGCAATCCGTACGTATTCCGTCTTGGCTTCGCCTTTTAACGCAGCAACGTCGGATTTTAATGCCGCGATATCCTTTTCGTTTGTGCTGACGCGATCTTCTAATGACGGATGGGATGCGGAGACTTTGCGGAAAGCGATACCATCGCCATTCCTCTGAGTAACTGTAGCGCTACCTAAAAATCTTGTCGGAATAAAAATAGCGCCCGTCTGATGCTTTTCGGTGAGGTAAAATTCGCCAGACTCTCCGCCAATAACCATGTGTCCTTCCGTTAATAGGAATAGATCGCCCTCCTGAACGGGACTTTCCGTCTTCACATACTCCGCTCCACCATACGCAACCTTCGTAATTTCACCGTTCACCATATCGAGAGTTTTAACGCCTTCTAATTTCGCCATCGAATCGTCCTCCTTTTATTGACCGTCCGACCCGGTAAGGTCAAACCGCCTCCGCTTCGTTATTTTCCGCAAAATCTTCCCGCATGAAATTCAGATCCATTTCGACCCAACGCTTGCCTTCCCGTTCTGACGGCCCCCAATAGTCCGTAATGCCGCGGTTCTCGAACATCCAGACGCGAGGGAATTTGCCCTCACCGATTAGCACTCCGATGAAGAAGTCGGCATCTTCCGCCGTGTATGGCTGTCCGTCTCCTTTGCGTCCGCTTACCGTTAAGTAGCCGCGTTTTTCCGTACGGTCCCGGATCGTCTTAACCTGGAACGTCTTCCATTCGCCAGTGCCCGGATCTTTTGCGCTGATATCGAACGGTTCTTCTGTGTCCGCTGTTGATACCGCCTGCCACCCGCTAGCCATTAAAGCTGCGCGGGCGATCAGTTCGGAATACTTGCCGATAGTTTCCTTGAGATGCGCCATCACTCCGCCTCCAATAACTTGTATAGTCTAGCCGTCTCTAAAAGCAACACGCCGCATGTTAAGTTTAAAACTCCGACTACAATATCTTCGTAAAGCATTCGACCAGCTGCTAAACCGAAAAATATAATCGCGAGTACAATTCGAGTTTGATACATTCAAGCGTCCCCCTTCGTTTTATTAAAACGGTAGATCATCGTCGTTGATTTCTTCGTTAGGTTTTTCGTTATTGGATTCCGATACTGGTGGCAGTTTATCGCGATCAATCTTCGCTTCCTCATCCGCTTCATGCAGTAGTTTAACGATGTCGGCCTCTTCACGGAAGTTAGCGAGTTCTTCATACTCGTAGTCGATTCCGATGAACTTTTTCGCTTCCTCAAGCTGTTCCGGAGAGGCATCGCCAGATTCTAACGAGAACGACTTGTCGACTTGTTTGATATGAACGGCTTCACCGACGAGAGTGTAGTCCGGATTAAACTTGCGACCCATCTTTTCGGCTTTGTCATAGTCCGCGATCAAGTTGTTAATGTGGAACTCTTTCGTATCGATCACGCGATATGTTTTGTATTCGAGATCATAAACCGGAATCATCGCGTACAGCTTACGAGGCGCACCGACTAAGCAAGACGGGCAAGCGTCAGGGTTCGGTTTCTTAAATGCGCTTTGATCAGCACGGATTCCTTTCGGAGAGTGCAGGCACGTATGCTTTCGGAAGTGGTAGATCGTCCTCTGCCCGTTAAATGTGCTTTGCTCATGCACATAGTACGCAAACCAGTCGTCTGGATCAGCGAGAATAACGAATGTGCGTCCTTCCGCGTTTACTTCTCCGTGTTTACCCATACGGACATAACGAGTGACACCTTCCGGGAACTCCCCGCCTGATTGCGCTGCCTCACGCTGTTCCTCGCGTTGCTTCAAAGTATCTCTTAGACTCATTCGATTTCCCCCTACGTTTTAATTTTGAGGCTTTTAGCCCTCGCAAAATGCCGGTAACTGCGTCCGAAACGCCGCCAGCGCTAAGCCGTAGCGACGCGACTCTGTTACTTAACGTCCGCCCCGACATTCTCCGAGCGCCGGGCCGCATATCCGCCGCCCTCATTCGCCTTCTTCGCGATTAACTTCGTAAATAAGTCGGCCAATTACAAGCGCGGCAATCACCGCAAATATTTCGAACAACCATGCGTTAGACATAGGCGGCGACTCCTTTTTCCTTATCGGCTAATTCCGAGCGTTTGGCCGCAAGATCGCTATATTCGGATTTCAAAACGGAAATCTTTTCGTCAATACTTGCGATAACCTTATTCGAACGTGCCTTTGCGCGATTTAATTCGAGCTGCGCAATTTCGAGGTTCTTTTCCGCAAGCTGGACGTTAAGTGCGCGAGTCTCGCGTTTGATACGACGGATCATTGCGTTTGCTTTGCGCCGTAAAGCCGTCTTCATTTCGTCAGGGATTGCGTCGAGTGGTTCGGGCATTTTGTAAACGGTCACGATTTTATTTTTATATACGATAAATCGAACTCTGCTCTTGTGGTGATCGTATACTTCCTGCCGACCGCCTCGTTTATCCGGATTGCTTCCGACATAGACTGCCGTCTGCATTAATTGAACGAGGTGATTAGGAGCGACTGACCGCAAGACACCGAGACGTTCGACTGCGCGATCAATAGCGTGCTTTGTGACTTCGTATTGTTTCATCCGACGCGCACCGCCTTTATCGATTGTGGTCGGTAGTAGTCCGCCGGATCTTCGTCGGCCGGCCATGCGCCTTGATATAAAATTTCGGTAAGTTTGCGCGGATCTAGCGCTGGATACGTATTGGAATCGGAAATTTTGGGGATATTCATAGTACGTTCGCCTCCATATTATTTAGGTAAAACGTACTAGATCGGAAGGTGTGTTCGCATTCTGTTCGCTTGTCTTTTGACATGAGAACGGTTATCATGAGGATGTGGCTACGCCTCCCGAGGCTAGTTACGTTTTATACAGCAAGATAAACACTAATATCGCCGTGCTGTGATGCGTCATAGTTTTTCGCAAGTTTGCGAATCTCACGTGTTACGGTGTAGTGGTGAACACCTAGCTTACGTCCAATTTGCCGGGCGCTAGGTTGTTCGGGTGAAAGATGTTCTTTAACGATTGCCGTCGTTAAAGCATCTGAGTTATTCGTTAGGGCCTCGATAAGTTGCCGCTTATCGTGGTCCGTTTTTATTTCGCCTGATACTCGATCAACTACATAAGATTCTAAATCGAAATCCGATGCAGATTCGAATGTTGCCGCATTCTCCTCCGCGGTCGTGTCTAACGGAATTGATCGCTTAACATATGTCCCATTCTTTTTCCTGGTAACATCGATCGCAGCTCTTGCTAAGTGTAGTTTGAAGTGGCTAACAACATCGGTTGATTTTTGCTTGTCGAAGTTCTTTGCACACCACCAAACTCGTTCGTTTAATTCACTTACAATTTCATCCCGCAATACCGCGCTTGTTCTTGAGTATTTCCTCGCGATATTTGAAACCATAGATTTGAAATGATCAAATATGTTTCGGAATGATTGGCTGCTCCCTGTGGTCTGGAACTCATCAATCAGCTTTATTAAGTTTTTTTCGTGTTCCAACTATCATTTCCCCTTTCAATAATAACTGCGAATCTTGGATAAAGATTGGCACATGTTTTTTTATTTTTTTTATAAGTTTTTCTTCCATGACCATATATTAGCATGATTTGATATTGAATTTTCTGAAAGTGAACAAGGTTTTGAAATACTACTTTTGTTCACACGTTTAAACAAAATGGATAAATAAAAGCCGCCCTAAATGGGCGACCTTGTCCTAACCTCCTATGATATTAATTGCAAGTTCTTTCTGCTGTTCTACTCCGCCACCATTAATTGATTTAAGCGCTAACCCTCCTGCCACAACTACTCCCAACACTAAAGCAACTGATAAAATCTTTTTCAAATAAAACCTCTCCTTTTGGATTACCTTTACTTAGATTAGCAAGAGATTTAACAAACTCGGAATTTTCCCCCGCGTTGATCAAATCCCTCACAATAATAACTGCGAAATAAAGATTGGAATTGGCAACGAAATAGTGAAATTTTTTATACAAACTTTCAACTTTTTTTCCTTCCATACTTCTAAGGTAATCCAATAAATCGAGATCGCCGACTTTTTTAACATTTTTCTCTGCTTCAGAAAAGGAGATTTTTCCTTCTTTATAGCGCTGAACTGATAAAACTGATTCGTGATCATCTTTATCTAATTCAATAGACAGGAGAAGTTTCCCCATACTCAGGTTATATTCTGAAACCTCCATTATTAACTCTGAATTAGTTTCCGCGGCCGTAGCGCAACTCTTCTCAAGGAAAAAAAGACATTTTTTGGGGCTTTTAATTAGATAAGACATACCTAACACATAATAGGCATCTGATTCAGCTCTTTTGTTGATATTAGATTGCAGAATAATACTAGCGTAGTGCCTAGCCTCTTCTAAGTTGTTCAAAAACAAATTCGCGACGGAAAGTACCTCCGATAGACGAAACAGATAGCATTCCTTTAAGAACAGCCGTGTCTTGTCGCTCAAAGATTTAATTTCGGCCTCGATATCAGCTGCCTTATCTATTAAGTAGGAGAATTGACGTTTGTGTAGTAGAACGATGCATTTGTAGATATTCAAGAGAATTTTTAAAGAAGCATCACTGATGTTTTTTAAGGCAGACAGCGCGTCGCCCATTTGGTGAAATTTTGTTTCGCCAGTCATATAACTGTATATAAAAGAGTAAACCTTCACATACTGACCAATAACTCCTTTTGTTGTCCTGTGTTTGGTTAACAATTGGTTTAATAGTCCAACATCACGTGTTACAGCAGCATACTCAAATGTGTTTTTAATACAATCATCTGTTCTCATTTTAAGGCACCACTGACGCATTTTGCTTTTATAATTTTTAGGATCTACAAGAAGAATTAGGCGCAATACATTTCTAAAAGTTAACTCCCTCTGTCCGCTTTTTAGGTAATAAACCTGTCTTGTAGAAATATTTAAAAAGTCCGCAACTTTTTTGTCATCCAAGTCATCTCTGTCTTCAATTTTATTAAATAAGAACTCCCTTACACCTTCCATGTAATTCACCCCGATTAAATAATGAATGACTTTTATTCCCTGATTAAGTATAATTGAATTATAACGAAAATGTTTATACGTGTAAACATATTTTTTAGGAGGATTTTCAATGGTTGATTTTTCGCCTTTATTCGATACTTTAAGAGAAAAAGGAATGAAACTGAGTGATTTGAGACAAGTTATCAGTTCCAGGACGCAAGCTAGTATTAAAGAAAACCACTTACAAAAAAATCTCAAAATGTATATAGGTACCCTGGAAAAAATCTGCTTATTCCTAGAGGTGCCCGTTGAGAAAGTCATTAAAATAGTTCCTGATAACGTAGAAAAATAACGATATTTAAGCTATAATTTCCCCGTGAAGCAAAAGCTTTGCGGAGGTGTTTAATACGGTTAAGTATCGTCGAGGTAAATGTTTACTTCGCGACCGACTCCGTGAAGCTGGAATGAACCAAGCGCAGCTCGCCGATAGGTCTGGCGTTAAAGAATCGCATGTATCCGGTTATGTACACGGAACAAAACGGATGAACCTTGATACTGCGAAAACTTTTTCGGTAATTCTAAACTGCCGCATGGACGACCTGTACGAATGGATCGTCGAGGAATAACCGGTAGTCGGTCGCTGACGGGATTAAGTGTCGCCCGTCAACGAAAAACTTACCCGTTTAGGTAACTTCACCCGCCACCTCTTAACGTCCTCCGCACGCTCATACACCGCCTTCAACTCCGCTCTCCCTCTCGCAAGCAAAAATTCATTCGCATCCTTCCCTTCCGTAATATATCCGTGTGCCAGTCCGACTTTCCCGTATAAATAACGCTCGACCTCCGCCCGCAGCTTCTCGCCGGCCTTATCGTTATCCGTCACGATGGTTACGTGTTCGATCGGAGACTGGATGATAATGTCCGCCTTCTTTTGGTTGAACGAAGATCCTCCGGTCCCGATCGCCGGCACTCCCGCCGTCATCCACGATTGCGCATCGATCTCCGCCTCGCATAAGACAACGCGGTTCAGCCGCCTGTCATATACGACATTCATTCCGTAAACAAGGTCCCGTATCGGCCATCCGCCTTTGACGTACCAGAACGCCTTACCCCGGGTTGACCGATACTTTACGTTGGCGAGCCGTCCGTTCGGCAGCCGCCAGGGCAACGCAACCGCACCGCCAACCATTCCTACACCCATTAGACGCTGGACCGCCGGCATGATGCCGCGCTTGTTTAAATAATCGTTAGGCCCCGCAACCACGCCGCCGAGAATCGATTCGCTTAGAGGTTCGCGATTCTTTGCGATCTTCAGCTTCGGCAGCCTGAGCGTTAATTTACCGTCATCTGATTCCGGCGCATACGCATCGATCAGGTATTCGATCGTCTCCTCTTCGGTTTCTTCGCGCAAGAACGCCAGCAACTTAACGAAGCCACCCCGTGCATACTCTGCGTCATAATAGCCGCTATCGCCCCAATAGCCGGCCTTTGCGGATGCCGTGTCGTCAAGATATACGTAAAAACTTGGCGTCCGGTCATATCGGAAAGGGCTTGCGGCCAGGAGTCGCTCATCCGTCCAAGTCGGCCGCGTCCATTCGAATTGTTCGAGTTCATATCGTATGTCAACGTCGACCTGACGGCCATTTAACGTTAAAATCGGCACTTTCGTATCACTCCTTTCGTCCTAATTAGGCCGGATTGTTCTATATATTACGCCCTGATTTCGAAAAATTCCATCGTATTTTGTCGAAAGTATTCAGAATTCCCCCGGTAAATGTTTACAATATCAACCGCTATTTTCCACCGTCTTAGAAATCGAATTGATCCGCAGCATCTTCGCCTTTCGGAAATTCTCGCAAAACACCGTAGTCGAATAGCGCAACTAGCTCGAGCATGAAATCTTCGCCACCATTCCGGCCTTTCTCGATCCCGATTCCGGCTATTCCCTCTTTCGATACCGAATCAAAGCCGATCAAATTCGTCGCGATATCTAACAGACGAGAGGTGGTTTTTACCTTTTCGCGAGTAGGAATTCGTAGCTCCCTCACGCCGTCTTCGCTAACCTCTTTTTTATCTACGGTCGCCTGAACGGTGTAAAATCCAACTACGTCATAATCACCCACTATATTTTCGAAACGTGTTGCAGCGTACTCGGCTGCGCCCCCTGCTGTTTTATTTACGTTCTTTCCGTAAACATCTGAAAGTCCATAGAATGGATCAAGAAAAACGGCGTCAATTTTTCCTGTACTCAGCTCCCGTTCAAGATCCGCTAATGACCGCGTCAACTCTCTTCCGCTTTTCCCTTGGAAATAAAGTGTTCCAGGGTAGTACGAATCGAGTAACTCCAAGACTTCGAAGAACTTTTCCCGAACAACATCATCCAGTTTTCCCGATAAAATAGCTTTGTTTGGTATGCCTACCTTCCGTCCGAGCTCGTCAATCAATACCTCGTCAACCGCTGTCGCAATTGAAATAAGACGGGAAATAAACGTGTATTCTTTAACTTCGAATGATTTAACGAGACAGTTTGCACCTTGGCGCAGTAATGAATCGAGAATTCGACAGACTAGGTATGTTTTACCGCGCCCTGACTCGCCCATGATTCCATAAATATCGCCTGTAAACCACCCCGATATCTCATTATCAAGAGTAGGAAAAGGCGTCTTATAAATCCGGAATGACTTGCCTTCTTCGCGCTTTTTATACTCGTCTCTAAACGATTCTTTAATTTCACTCAACGTCCGACCGATAGAACTACGAACGTTTGTTCTTATTTTAAGACTTTCGACTTTTTCCGTCAACCACGAAAATAATTCTTCCGGATTATCTTGCGCTTGACTAAACCGGTCCGGAAGCTCCTTTTCCGCGATATCAACGAACTCTCGCAACGCAGCCTGTTTCCGTAGTTTTTCCGCAAGGTAATCGTAATTGGCATCGATATTAAAATCCGGCTGGAAGTCCGGCACCTCATTCGCAACCATCTCGGCCGTCGGCGCCTGGCCTCCGTGTTTCTCCGCATATTCCGTGATGTATCGGAGTGCTTTGCGTTCGCCTTCCGTTGGTAAGTCCTCGGCGGTAATATTAAAGCGCAGCAGCGCGTTCGGATCGTTCTGTTCGATTACTTTCGATAGCATTAAAACACCGTAGTTCATCCGCGATCCCTCCTCTTCTTCTCGATATAAATGACTCTCACGCCTCTTTTCCGCTGTTCTGCGATTTCGATACTTATACGGAAGTAGTCGGCTGCCTCACCGAACATACCCGAAATGTAATCCGCAGCAACACCGATGTAGTAGAACGCCCAATCCAGCGCAGCAAACGTCCACTTTAACGGATAGAGTAGGCGGTACATTATTCCGACGCCTCCAACTCATAGAGCCGCTGAAAAGATTGGATAACGCGTGCTCCTGACTCATAAAGTTCGACGGCGGGTGCGTCAAGTTTGAACGCGGGCTTATCGTCAATCAAAATAACCTTATTTCCGTTTTCATCTACCTTAATCTGACCGCGTTCCTTAGCTTCATCAAATGTTAAGCCGAAATGATCAAACGCCCTTTGAAATTCCGAATACATCCATCCTTGAACTTTTTTAGAAAATTCATCAAATAGTGCGCCATCACTCTTTCTCTCATTTTCAATATCCTTGAAATACTGTTTAAGTCTCGGACTTAGTTTATAAGTCACTACCGCTCGACCTCCCGCTTTAATTTCGCCTTCGCCTCGTCCTGCTTCGCCTTGTATTCCTCGTCGCCGTACATCGCTTCCAAACGCTTGTAATCGTTATATTCATCGAGCAGCTCATCGATTTTCTTCGTCTTGTCTTTCGCCATTTCACTCCCCGCCTTTTCTAGTCTTTCGCTAAGCTTAGCTATGGTATCGGCACTCGGTAATTCCGGAAGAAATTCCGCAAAGTGAAACGCCGTTCCCTCTGGCTTCGGATAGTTTTCGTAATCAACTCCGTCAAGATATTCGTCAACAAACTGACTCCGGCAGACTAGACGGATATCGTTCGCATCAGCGAGAATCCATTCGCCGTGTATTGCGTCTGTCAGATCGAACTCAACGTAAGTAGAGACGCCGGTATCATCCGTTTCCTCAATGTCCCGACGCGCATCCACGAAGAAAATGCGGTCAGGGTAGCCGTCTACTGCGACTAGGTCTCCGAAAGCGATGTCCGTTTTCATCTCCGCAGCCCCCTTTTCGATTCGCCTTCGAATTCAATCACGCGACATAGGTCACGGACCCGATCCGCTAGTCTTCCTTCACCGAATACGTCGGCTATATCGTACGGCTTATTCGCGGGTACACGTTTTCTCGGTTCGACGTCGGATTTCAACGGAATATTGCTCGTATATATTGTCGGTAATTGGTTCGTAACTCTCGCGTTAATTATTCCGTGCAGATCGCCGCGAAATCCGTCTGATGGGCTCCGAACGCCTATATCGTCTAGTACCACAAAGGGCGCCGTTTTAGCCGCTTCTAACGCGTGATAATAACGGGTGGCCGCCTGCTCTGCGACTGAGTCCGGAACGCGCGGTCGATTGAATTCGTTATAGTCGTTCTGCCATTCGTTCACATCGAGGAAATAGGCCGGGCGCAGTGACGGCGTTAAACCTCTCCGCAAAGATCCGCTGTAATGGACGCGCAGCCATTCGTTAAGGAGCGCCGCCGCTGTCGTCGTCTTGCCGGTTCCGGAGTTCGCGCTGTAGAGATACAACGACTTGATCCGGTCAGCCGGTTCGATATAGCCTTCCGTTTGCTCGAATTGGCGTTCGAACGTCTTGACGTAGTTTTCAACCGATTTATATACCGCAGGCTGATCCGCTCTGGCCGGAGAGTTGGCGAGCGTTGTCAGTCGATATTCTCGCGGTAAGTCTGCCGCCGCAGACCGGCCGCCGTTGCCAGACGCGCCATGCATTCCGATAAAAAACGTACAGTGTTGCGTGCAAGATGCCGTGCCGGCCGCTTTACATCCGTTAGCCAGGACGCAGTTTCTTTCGTTAGTCAATCACGATCACCTCCTACTTTTCTCGGATAATAAACTCCGCTCTAATTTCTTCAAAATTAACTAATATCTTTCCGCGTACAGGTGCATAACCTTTTCGTGTGAGCCACTGCGCCATAGCTTCGATCATTTCGTCTTTATTCATCGTATACTTTAAAGCCATTCGCCCACCTCCGTACGGCTGTCATCGATGATTTTTAATGTACGTTTAGGCGCCCAAGTGTTGTTATGATCGTACACCCGGTCGTCTTCTATCTTAACCACGAGATATTCATCGATCACTTCGCCATTATGAATTAGCTTTACAGCGTCTCCCACACGAACCTCAGTCGGCTGCGGTGCGTTCAGATATTCGTCAGGCACTTCGAGTCCAAGTGCGCGATGGAGAGCGATAGCCTTTCCGATATGTTCGTTGAAGCAGTCGTCCGGGGCGGCCTTGGCGATCCCTCTTGCGTAGACTTTGCTCGTATTAGCACCACGCAATAATGCTACAACAGTTCGTTTTTGGTTGTTTACAATAAACTCCGCAGTACAAATGTAGGGGTTATAGAAATTATCAGCGTCTGGCACTTCGTAGAAATTGCGATTTTTCAACTCATTGATATCAGCCTTCGCCTGCTCAACGATTTCATCCCGGCGTTCTTGTGCAGTCTTTTCAACCGGTGCCGTCGCCGTTAACTCACGTCGCGCATCTTCGAACCCTTTTGCGTAAGCAGCTAGCCGCAATTCCTCGATCGCCTCTCTCGCATTTTCTACCGCAGTATCATATCGTTCCACTTCGTCAGCCTCCCCGTTTTTAACTTCGTTATTGACGATGACTTCGTATTCTGAAGTCCAGAATACAAACCCTGCGTCAGTTACAATGTGTTCGTTATTATCGCTCGACGCACTTACGTATTTATGAACCTTGTGAATTTGTCCGTTGTTATACGTACCCAATTCAGCATTAACAATCAGAATTCGCTCGCCAACTTTGGCCGGACGCTTTTCTGTGACGATAAGTTCGGCGTCTTCTTTTCGTATTACTGCTAAACTACCGTCTTTTTCTCTTGTTTTGTACGTAAAATCACCCTCTCTTTCGAACTCAAACATCCGACCGATCTTATTTATATACCAATACGAAGGTTCTCCCGCCTTCAAAATCCGCACATACTTTTTCGTTTTGGTCATCGCAATCCCTCCGTTTAATAAAAGTCGTCGCCGATTTCCGCCTGCTGCTCCCGCCTTTGTTGCGCCGCTTCTTCGTCCCTGATTTCCGCCACTGCCCGCTGCAAATTCCGCCCCATATACGTCTGCATAAATCCGAAGCTGATGCCCGGCCATTCTGCCGTCGGCCGGTATTCCGCAAAGCACAGATCTATGAAGCGCTTCGTTACTTCCGGGCCGTATTCGCCTGGCTTCCGCTTCGTCCCGACCCATCGACCGAGCATTCCCGCTTCCGCCTTCCAAGGTTCGCGAGTAGGCATCGGAACGTAAGGGACACCGTACAGCCGCTCATGCTCCGCTTTTAAGTACGATTGAAAGTCGCGCACATTCCACTTGGATACCGATTTATCTATCGTCGGCATTTTCGTCACCCATTTCGTTAAGAATCGCATAATAATCGTATTCTTGCGCATAGGCTTCGTAGAGATCGATTTTACGCCGCAAGTCCGAAATTTCCTCCGCCATGTGATCCTTTTCCGCTAACAACGATTCAACAATTGGTCGGTCGGCAATCGGACACATTCTCGCTATATCCGACGCAAGCTCCGCAATGTGATCGAGTAAAGCCGGAATGTCTTGGCGAGCGTTTGCGATGAATTCTGCGTCTTCTTTCGTTACTGCCGCCGCAACGCCGTCCCAATGTGTTTTTACCCAATAGCGAAGATTTTCGTTTCCCGGCCACTCACAATCATCTGCGGCCCAATAGCTCTCCGTTGCCGCTTCCGTACGCTGACGGATCGCTTCGAGTTCGTCTTTCGTTAGTTTAGAAGTCATATTTTTCGTCACCTTCTTCGTATATTTAATCGTTATCAATTGGTTCAGCCACTACGGACACGCCGTCAACACGCCTTTCGGAAAACTCGTGGTCTATTCCCATAATATCCACGTTGCCTCTGTAAGTGTAATAACTATAATCAATCGATTTGACGCGCTGTCCATACTTTCTCAAATCAGCGTTGACAATTCTCCTGAATTCGGAAAGATCGTAAGACACTAGATCAGAGCCACTAATCCGCTTTAAATCGGAAAATTCATAAACCATTCTCATCACGCATTCACCCCTTCGATTTTGATTCCGAGACTATCGAGTGTATTTCGGACTCCTTCCGCAACGCCTGATGTGTAAAAATCGTCCTTACTGCGAGGCATGGATTGCTCATGTCGCTGGTAATTGGCCGCGTAATACTCCCGCACCTTCTCCTCCGGCGTCTTTTCGACTTCATATCCGTTGATTAATGCGGCTGCGAGAGTTAACATATCCATTTTGTCAAGCTCGCATATGCTATAGCCCCAAGTCGACGGTCGGCCCGATAAAACGTCGGCGTGACTCGCTAATATCCAGTCGTCGCCGTGCCCCCATCGCCTTACCTGTTCGATCGCCCCCGCCTGCTCCTTCGTAATTAACGGCCTTTTAATTTCGCTCATCTTAGCGCCTCCTTTGCGTGTAAATTTATTTCGTATAACTCAGTAATCGGAACTAAATCGACTGATTCTTCGGGAATCTCCGACTTCGATTCGATTAATTTCAGAGCCTTCTTCAGCCGCTCGTTTTCCGCAATCAATCCGGCAAGGGCACAACGTAGGTCTGCGATTTCTTTAGTTTCCGGAAACAGATCGAACGTCGTCAACTCACGCTCTGATCCGTCTTCCTCCTTGATAAAAACGCCGCCCTCTCCCGGAGCAACCTCCCGCACCTCAATGCCGAGTTCCTTAGCGACCTTGATAATGTGGTCTATATCGAATTTTGGAACGATCATTTTAACGCCTCCATTCCGTGTATTTTCGCCCTTCCAACGTCAGCCCTTACGATTACCCTCGAGCGTCAGCAAAGCCGCTAATTCCCCGCGAAATTCCCGTATAATTCGTGCGAGTTCTTCCAGCGTCTTGGCGTCGGATAATTTAATCCGCCGATCTATGACGAACTCGATTGCGCGGTCAATCGATGAGAAGTACGCGACCTCCCGCCAACGTGCGATTGGTGACGGATCAAGATCGGGATTTTCGGCTAGCCGCTTCGGCCAGTTCGGCGCTTTCGTTGGATCGGTGAAATAGCGTTCATTGACGATGATATTGCGTTCGTCTGACGTGAGTTTGTAATCGGGGGAAATCGGGATTTCAATCGGCATGATTTTCGTCATCTCCTTCGTTATCTGTTTTTAAAAACTTCGGTTACTGCACCGTTCTTATAGAAGATTCGAGCATCGGGCGTCGTCCATCCGTATTCGTCCGCTAGGAATTGAGCGTACTGTTCGACATTTTCGAAGGATACCTTTCCGGAGTAACTTCGGAATATATAATCGGACCAAGTTGGCGCAGTGTGGATCGGGTAATTACCGTATCGCGCCTTCCATTCCTCCTCTTTTTCAGGCGAAGCTATATTCGAGTAAACCCCTGCTTCCCATCCTTTTTTGTTAATACGATCTAAATCGACTGGGTCTGCGATTCCCCAACGATCTCCACAACAGTCGCAGTCAATACCTTCGCTTACTCCGTTCCAATAGACGCCAAGGCCTTCTGCAATTGTGTCCGCTTCTTCGTAAGAATTCGCCTCAATGAAGATCCGGTGACAAAGTTTATCATTCGTAAGGAAAGACCCACCGCTATTGTTCTGTGTATATTCGTAAAAAGCCATACTATCGTACTCCCTTCGTTATTATTAAAACCTAGCAATCGTTCGCATACGCTCACTCTTGCAGATGTTATTAATCGCGATATATCTTTTATTAAAAATATCCGCGCGAATGTATATGAGCGCTATTATTAGTTTAGATAAATAAGTATAGTTAAATGAGTTTAGTTCGTCTTCAAACTGTGAAGTAGGTCACTTCAAGTCATGAAGGGGGTTACTATCGTTTTTTGAAGTGCCGGAGTAAAACCACTCCGCCGGCTCCCACAACGTATACTCATTCGACGTCTGCCCGTTCTCTGTTTTGCGCTCGGTAATATCGATTAATTCGAGTTCCTTTAGTCGACGCAATGCTGCCCGAACTGTATTCGAAGAGCATCGACATTTGTCTGCGATAGTCTGTACGCTTGGATGCGATTTCTTACTCGTGTTGTCTGCGTAAAAACACAAGATCGAATATACGAGTTTCTGTATCGGCTTATCTAAATACGTCTCGTCTTCGAGGACCGCTTTCGTAACGCGGACGAACCTGTGGTCGTGGAAATCAATCGGTCGCTTTTCGTTTGTCATTCGTTTATCACCCCGCAATCTCTTTCGTAATGATCTCCGGAAATTCTAAGTGGTCATCGAAAAATAACCGGCCATTTGCGCCTACAAAAGCGTTGCTTCCGACCGTATTCGAATACCTCAGCGTAATGCTTCTCTTATGCGGAAGATCCCGCCAAACTAGATACGCCGTTTTTCCGGAGTAAAAGTCGTGTAGCGCGAGGATGTCGAAATCCTCTTTGCTGTAATGCTTACTAGATGCACTCGGCCGGGTGATATCAAATTTAACCTTTTCGCCGTCTTCTGAACGCGCGCTTTTCACCTGAACCCGATATGCCTTTCCGTCTTTCTCAACGAGCATGTCACATTCCGTATTCCCCATCGTAGGCAAGTACGGCTCGTAGCCCTTCAATATAAGATCGCTTACTACGAGCATTTCCGCCGCTGCTCCCGTAATCCTCATTCTCGGTAATATGACAACCGCCTCCTTTGCGTTAGTAACTCCCCGCTGTAGCCTTCACAAGATAATACCCGCGACTTTTCAAAACCGCACAATAAATCCGGAAATTTTTCCGTCTTCACTTATACAACCCCACAAGTAACGCCGTTTTTGGGACATCGACTCCGAGAAAATTATTTTCCGCCTTCACTTATAACTGCGCAACGACTTTCCGAAATGGACACCGTTTTTAAAATTTCGCTGTCATAGATAACTGCGAAGTCATTTCCGGAATGGCACACGTTTTTCTGCGTTCATTATTAGTTGCGTATAAAGTTTCCGGATCGGACAGCGTTTTAGACAAAAAAATAACCCGGCCAATCGGCCGAGTCTATTTGCGTCGCGTTTTTCGTTCCTTATTAAGTTTTCCAGTTATTTGTGCTAGAGGAGAATGTTTTTTATGTTGGGCTTTTAGCGACTGCTTTGACAAGTGAGTATATCGTTTCACCATTCGCATATCTGCGTGACCTAGAAGGGCTTGTAGGTGTCTTATATCTCCGCCATCCTCTAAAAACATCGTAGCGCCTGTGTGTCTTATCAGGTGTGGATGTACTCGTTTCTTTATGCCCGCTTTCTCCGCATAAGTATTTAGTCGCTGTCTGAAATGGTTTGTTGTCATTTTTTCTCCATAGTTTGTTAGGAAGACATAGTCACTATCAAAATCCTCATTTTCCTTAATTAATTCTTTTAAGAGGTTCATCGTCCTTTTTTCTAACGGGACAAATCTCCCTTTCCGTGTTTTGACGTCCCACGCGCTAAGATACACTGTGTCAGATGAGAAATCGACATTGTCCTCAGTTAACGACAATATCTCACCGACACGTGTCATCGAGTCGATTAAACAGGTTAACGCAACATAATCGCGAAACCCTACATACGAACGTTGATCCGGAATGGAAAGTAATTTCCGCATTTCATCCGGAGATAAGATATTGACCATCTCTTCCGGATCTGTCACCAATTTCGTCTCTTCGAAAGGATTTTCAGCCGCAGACCCTGCTTTTATACAAAAACGAAAAAACGTCCGCATAGTTTTTATGTAGTCGTTAACCGATTTCGGGGAGAGTCCGGGCGTCTTATGTTCGTCCTTCTTAAATTTATGGCCGTCGAATTTTACGCGCTCATGCAGGAGCCACGATACGAATCCGCGCGCAAAGTCAACGTCGATATCTCGTATATCATCGCCTACACCGACCATCTTCGCGTACTCAAGTAAATAACGACAGGCACGCATATACCGATCTATTGTTTCGGGAGCCCTATTTTCCGCTCTCTTTGCGTCGCATAGTTTTTCAAACATCGTTGTTATCGAATAAATACCACTGCGTTTAGTCTTCGTTAAAGACCTTCCGTTTTTAACTCGCTTCCCCTTCCGTCGTTCTGAATGCATGAAAAAACCGCCTCCTAAATTCGTTTAGAAGACGATTGATAATCGATGCGCTACACTGTCGGATTTAGGTGCGTTACACTGCGATTAGTCATCGTGTAAGTCACCGTTTAGTCATCGTTGATATAGCGCTGTTTATTCGCAAGATGGAGCATAGCGGGCTCGAACCGCTGACCTCTACACTGCCAGNCCGCCTCCTAAATTCGTTTAGGAGACGATTGATAATCGATGCGCTACACTGTCGGATTTAGGTGCGTTACACTGCGATTAGTCATCGTGTAAGTCACCGTTTAGTCATCGTTGATATAGCGCTGTTTATTCGCAAGATGGAGCATAGCGGGCTCGAACCGCTGACCTCTACACTGCCAGTGTAGCGCTCTCCCAGCTGAGCTAATGCCCCGTATATTTAAGACATGATTTATTATAGATGGATTTTTGGAGAAAAGCAAGTGGTTTTTGATGTGAAAAAGAAAATGCTCTGTCAGCCGGCATTTTCTTTTTCACCTAGACAAGCGCTATTGCTTTGATTTTTCAAAACAGAACTGAGTGAACCTTTCAGACAAATCCAGAATGTCATCTATCCTAGGCAAGGCAGTGATCCATTCTTCCGGGATGCTTTCCATTTGATCATACATTCCAGCCATTGTACCTGTAATAAAGGCAATTGTATCTGTGTCTTCCCCCAGGTTCACTGCTTCCAATACAGCATCAGAATAACGGTCTGAATTGAGGAAACACCACAATGCCGCTTCTAAAGAGTGCACAACATAGCCGTCTGACATGATGTTTTCTCTTTTAACACTCGCAATGTCATCATTAAGTATCCTCTTATACGAAGAAAACTCATTTTCATACTCGGTTCCTCTCAAATTCTCCAAACAAGAATGGACTGCTTGTTTATACGCCTCTTTAGGAGAATGATCAAACAAGTTTATTAAGAATTCTATATAAATGATACATCCCAGCGTAGATCGGGGATGACGATGTGTAATAAATGCCCACCTTTCGATCTCAGCTTGTCTTTTTGAAAAATCTGATTCGTTCCATAGCATAAAAGCCAACGGAGATATTCTCATCAATGCTCCGTTTCCATTATCAAACTCAGACGCTCCGCCGCATTGTTCAATTGGAACGCCCCTTTTGAAGCGCTCGATTGCATCATCAGTCGCTCTGCCAATATCAAACATGCTGCCGTATGGAGTCCAGTACCCTTCCCGATACGCAGCAAACTTTTTCATCAATTCGGTCTCATCTTTTTCTTCGATCAGATTCTCCATTAAACACAAAGTGAGTGATGTATCATCTGACCATGTCCCAGGCGGTTGATTATAAGTCCCGTACCCTATCATTCCAGTGATATTTAATTTTCTAGCTTTAAATTCCACAGGGACGCCCAGCGCATCACCGATAACCCCGCCAAGGATAGTGGAGTACAGTCTTTTTTTAAATTGTGAGATATGGTTATCATCGTTCCACTGAAACGATATTATTCTTCTTTTCATTTGGCACACCCGCTTTGTTGATTCATCTTGAAAACGCATGGAGATCGATTTCCATGCGTTTTAGTTTTATTTGCTCTTCTTTTTTTTAACCCATTCAATTAATTATTAAAATAGTCACTAACTATTCTATCTAATTTGTCGTTTCCTTTTTCATTTTCAGAAAGATATTCTATAAAAAAATTATCAATTTCTTCATTTTTAAAATGACTAATATATAAGAACAATGTTTCCAAACTATGATTTGTTGTCCACTCTTTCAATTGTCTGCGTCCTATCTTAATCGAATCCTCTATAAAATAGTCATCCTTTATTTCCATTAATAATTCTAAAATAAAATCTCTCTCATCCTGATTCTCTCCTTGCAATATCTCGCGCATTTCATCTTGACTCATTTCTTGTATATATATATCCTTTTTCGCCCTCCAAAAATCATCTAAGGCAGTACCATCTTCCTCATAAAACATGGACCAAAATCCACTATAAGAAATAAATTTATGAGTAAGCTTATACTCATCTTCTGCTATTTTTTTTTCAACATAATTAGAATTGTTGTTTGAGACAGTTTTAAAATATTTTGCTTCATATGGAATTACACTTCCGTAATCATCCTGAATTCTAAATGAGTTATAATTAATTTCTTCATCATTTTTTTTATACTCACATTCATAAACGGAATAGATTTTGTTTTGTGTTATATCAGGTAAACTATTGTCTCTTTCTATACACTTTACTCTCATTTTAATCACCTCAGTTTAGACGGTACAAAATTGTCATCTAAATCTATAATCCAAAATAAATCCTTCGAGTCTTTTCGTAAATCTTTTGGTTTCGGGATTTTCAATTTACTATCAAATGAGCTTACTTCACCAGTTCTTGAGTTTTGATAGTAATGTATCTTTCCCTCTCCAAACTCTGTTTTATATGAATATATCGATTCCATTTTCCACCAATCACTAATGTTCGAACCATCTCTAGTCAATATATCAACTGCCTTTTGATCCCATAAGTCGGCTCCATTAATTATTTTTTTTGAGTTGCTTATTATATCACCTTTTAATAATTCCTTTTTTAGTAGTTGATATGCATATATATCAATAGAAACTGGATTATATTTTTCCGAACTATTTGTTGTCTTAGCACCAGAAGAACTACTCCCTTTGCCGACTTTCCCAGCCTCAATCTCCTTCTCAACCCGCTGAATCGAATCCTGCATCTTCGCTTTCGACGCCTTATGGGCGTCGTTGACGTGGGCGGAGTAATTGGACCCTTTTCGGACGAGGGTGCCGCCGGCTCCTGCTTCTGCACCGCGGGCAATATCGCTCAAAGCGTCGGCGCTTTTGGCGAATTGTTTTTTGATGGCGAAGCCTGCGTCGTTGAGTCGGTCTTGAGCTTTCAGCCCATTCACCTTCATGCGGTTCGCCCAGATGTTTTTGCTGTCTTTAAAAGATTGTACCATATGTTCTGTTTTGCTTGAAATTTGGCCGATTGTGGCTGCGCTTTTAAATGTACCTTTTGCCGCGGCTGCCCCCGGGATGATGTCAAGGGCGCCGAACACGCCTCTTTCAAACCTTTCGTCTGTGTTTAACTCCCGTTGTGTCATCCAGTCTTTTCCGGTTGCGGCGCTCGAAATATTGGCTCCTCCGTAGGCGACGGCCACCGTGAGACCTGCCGGTGCACAAAAGATGGTGAGCACGATGATGCCTGCACCGGCCAGAAGATCCCGCCACAATTCCTGATTCTTTTGGACATCTCCGATTGATTCGTATTCAAATCCGCGGGAAGAGGCAATCGCTTTCATGTATTCTTCATACGATAATTCGATGTCGGGGTGGTTGATCTGGAATTCTTCAAATTCTTTGCTCAGTACGTGATCAAACGATTCCGAGTCTTTGAAGATATCATTTACGCTCACTTTCGCTTTGTCGGTTTCGACCGCTTGTTTGGACATGCCGTATCCGACGTAAGTGGTTTCCTTGGAGCCGATCCGGTTCGCGGTCGTGTAATTATGTATCGTCAGTCCGCGCATTTTTTCGGCGAACGCGTCTATTTTTTTATAAAAAGGGCTGTCAATGTGATCTTCCACCAAACTGCCGGCTTTCATGCAAAAGTCAGCCAGCTTTTGATAATCCTTAAACAGTTCCTCGATCTTGCTTTTTTTGCTTGTGTGGGTAAAGCTGATCGCCCTGTCGCTGTCCTTGTCTTTGATTTTGGATTCGATATCTTCCAAGAGATCGTTGAGTTTGATAAGGCCGGCTTTCATACCGCCGCCATATGGTCCGCCCGTCAGCGCATCGAGCCCGTCTTTCATGCCCTGCCATTCTTCCGGTACGTATTTCACATCCAT